AAATATTAAAACAGAAAGTAACACCAAACCAAGCTCTAATTCTATTTGGGATGAAGCAAAAAATTTCATTGCCAACTAGTAATGGAGATGACAAAGATGCCCTTGTTGCAAGAGGTTTTCTTATTTATGATGGTACTTTATATAAAATAACTCCAGAAGGCAGAGCTTTCTGTGCAACCTTAGATAATTACTTTGTTAAAGCTAAGAAGAAGACTGATATACAACTGATGGGTAAAGACTTTGCTGATAATATTAATGTTTATAGGCAGGTATTTCCTAATCAAAAGTTACCAAGCGGTAAACCTGCTAGAGTAAATGTAAAAATGTTATCAGAGTCATTCAGGTGGTTTTTTGAGACATATGACTATGAATGGTCTGATGTTATAAAAGCAACTAAGATGTACGTAAATGAGTACAGAGATGCAGGTTATATGTACATGCAGACAAGTCAGTACTTTATATGTAAACAAGATAAGCATAAAGTTAAGTCTTCTACGTTAGCTGACTACTGTGATATGATTAGAGATGGTATTGATACAGAACAGAAAACATTTAAAGAAAAAGTAGTATGACAGTAGAAGAACAGGAAGAAGCATTAAATAAATTAAACCTTATACTTGAGGATTTTCAAATGCTTAGAGATGGTGATTGGGTACCAGATACTGAATCATGTAATTCAAGTATAGACAATGTAACAAGTATTATATATATAATAGAGAATGGCTAAACCAACAGAAGGTTGGGTGGGGCAGTATGCCGCATTCAATGAAGCATTGAAATATATGCAAGGCAGACAGAATGGGACTGAAAAGTCAATATATACACCTTGGCCTAAGTTTAATGATGCTGCCACTGATGGTTTAGAATGGAATACTCTAACGGTTATTGGTGGTAGGCCAGGTTCAGGTAAAACTTTGATTAAAGATCAAATTATACGTGAGTCTTTTGCACTTAATCCAAATGATGACTTCAGAGTATTAGAATTTCAATTTGAGATGGTGGGTAGAACCTCAGCCATTAGAGAGTTTAGTTCTGTTACTGGTAAGACTTACAAAGAGTTATGTAGCGCAGGCAGTGTTTTAACTTCTGATGTACTAAACACATGTCATCAGTATGCTAAGGAAAGAGTTAAGAATCCGGTTGATATTATATCAACACCTATGACTGTAAATCAAATGCGTGAGCAAATTGATATGTATATGAATATGCATAAAGGAAAAAAGACAATCATAACTCTTGATCATACTATGTTAGTAAAGAGAGCACCGTATCAGAATAGTACATTAGATATGTTATTTGAGTTAGGTGAGTTCTTTACACAATGTAAAAGAGATTATCCGTGTTTGTTTATTGCATTATCACAGCTTAATAGGAATATAGATAACCCAGACAGAGCAATCAATGGTAAGTATGGTAACTATATACTTGAGTCAGATATATTTGGTTCAGATGCTATGCTTCAACATGCTGACATGTTAATTGGTATCAATAGGCCTGCTAAACAGAAGATTGGATTCTATGGTCCTGACAGATATATCATTGAAAATGATAGAACTCTTGTATTACATTTTCTTAAAGCAAGAAATGGAGATGCAAGGATGAGTTTTTTCAAGGCTAAGTTTGAACAGATGCAAATAGATGAAATGGCAACACCGGGACAACAAGAAAGAAGATAATAAATTAAAAAGTAAAACAATGGGAATAACACCAGATCAACGTAAAAAGAAAGTAGCTGATTTAAGAGAAGAACATGAGGATTACTTTCAGACTGAAGGTAAAATTAATGCATTATATATTCCAAAGATGGCTTACAGGCCAGGAGGAAAAGATGAACTGCATATCAGTTTCTTTCCTAGTGAATTAGAAAAAGAAGAAAATATATATACAGAATTTGTAAGCATAAGTTATGATTCTGAAGATCCTAAAAGGACACTGTATCTTTTGAAACATAATCCTCATTGGAGGGAAGAGTTTGAGCTTTCAACATCAAGCTCAGGGTTTCAAAGACATCTAGTGCCGGTAAGTGAACTGAAGGTAATTAATGATGTAACCAATAGAGGTAAATTAGATTTAGACTTTGCTGATTTACCAAATCCAGATACTAATAAACTTTCGGCAGGAACTGCTTCTGATAGTTCACTGGTAGATAAACTAGAGGAAATTAATCAAACATTAAAAACGTTAACCAAAGTAATAAATAATAAATTAAATAAGTAAAATGGCCCAAAGTGTATTAATCATTGCAGACTCAGGAACTGGTAAGTCTACATCAATTAGAAATTTAAATCCAGATGAAACGTTCATTATAAATATTGCTAATAAACCTTTACCATTCAAAGGATGGAAAACCAACTATACTTTAATAAGTAAAGAAAACAAAAAAGGAAACTTAGCATCAGCTTCATCTGCCGCAGGTATTATGAAAGCTATTAGTCATGTAGATCAAAACATGACACATATCAAAACGTTAGTTATAGATGACTGGCAGTATATGAGTTCTTTTGAGTACTTTGATAGAGCTAATGAGAAAGGTTATGACAAGTTTACTCAGATTGCAGCAAATCTTGCCCAAGTGGCTAAGATGCCTAAAGATCTAAGAGATGACTTAACTGTTATATTCTTAACTCACTCTGAAGATTCAACTGATATCAATGGTAATAGAAAAATTAAAGCAAAAACCATTGGTAAAATGATAGACAACACACTAACTTTGGAAGGTCTGTTCTCTATAGTTTTATTTGGAAAGGTAAATAAAAATGATGATGGTGAACTTGAATATGGTTTTGAGACTCAAAACAATGGAGAGAACACATGTAAATCACCACAAGGTATGTTTGAAGATTTCTTCATCCCAAACAACCTGCAGTATGTAAAAGACTGTATTAAAAAGTATGAAGAGTAAAAAATCAAAATTAATTAAAAGAAAAAAATTATGTTAAGTACAAGCGGAATGTCAGCCGGATCAGGCAAAGAAAAACCAGTAATTGAACCAGGTAATCAAGTAGTTAAAATTAACTCTGTTACTTTTGATCAAACACCATATGATGCAGATGCATATAATATTACATTAAACATTGAGAGTAAGCCTATGGATGGTGAATTTCAAGGGTTTCTTGTAGATCAGAACAATCCTAACGGGCCACGTTATCAGGGTCAAGTTGGTAGAGTTAGATTTAGCCCTTATGCATATAAAGACACAACTTTAGCTAACGGTAATGAAATTAGCCGTGACACAGAAGTTATGAAAGCAATGATCTTTTTATCTGAAGCACTAGGTAAAAGAGCTGAACTAGATAAGATCAGTGCAAATACTATTGAAGAGTTTATGACAGCATGTAATTCATTGTTTTCTGGCTCAGAGTATGTAAATATGTGTTTAGGTTCACGTGAGTGGGAAAACAAAGATGGTTATATAAACAATGATTTGTTTCTACCTAAGCTAAGTAAAGCTGGTGTACCCATTGAAGCATTGGGTACTGAACCAAGTAGACTCTTAACTTATGACTCAAATAATAATAATCATTTGAGAAAAGTAATTAAGAAAGTTTCACCTACTACAAACAATTTTGAGCCTGCAAAGACAACAGGTGATGATTTTGATTTGTAATAATTTGTATTGATAAAGCTTTAAGGGGAGTGTAGTGCTCCCCTTTTTGTTTTATAAACAGGACCTTATGTTTAGCACTAAAAATTTAGTATTGGATATGGAAGATATACCTAGTTATTGGGTGTTTCAACATTATCTAAATTTATCAGAGTCATTGACTGGTCAAGATGTTAAAATAATTTCTGTATTTAATCCTTCTGAAAAGACGGCAAGCTTATGTATTTATGTAGATACTAATCTACAACAGTATAAGTTTAAATGCTTTTCTACAGGTAAAAGTGGTAATAAGATTGATTTGATAAAGCATATGTTTGACTTAAGTTATTCATTAGCCGCCATGAAGGTTGTTAGTGACTATAACTTATATGTAAAGACAGAAGACTTTAAAGAAGTAAAACTTAAACCTGCTGCTAAATGGCAGATAGATTTTATAAAACACAGACCGTGGAGTGAAGAAGATGGCCGCTATTGGCTGTCCTATAGAATAGGAATGTCTATACTTAATGAATATAATGTAAAACCTATTGAGTACTATAACATGATTAAAGAAGAGAATAATCAAGTTAGTGCTCTTAAAGTAGAGGGGTTGCATATTTATGGTTACTTTGATAGATACGGTGAAGTATATAAAATATATCAACCAAAAAGCAAACATAAATTTCATAAAGTAAATTCACACCTGCAGGGACTTGATCAACTAAAGTATGATAAACCGTACTTGGTAATATGTTCATCCCTTAAAGATGCATTATGTCTTAAATCAATAGGTTATAACCTTGAAGTATTAGCACCAGATAGTGAGAATACAATGATAAAACCTCATGTAATTCAATATCTGAAAAAGAAATATGATAAGGTAATTACACTATTTGATAATGATGAAGCAGGTAAAACAGCAATTGAAAAGTATGCAAAAGCATATAAAATTAATGGTTGTGCTTTAACTATATGTAAAGACATATCAGATGCAATGAAGGAGTATGGTTTTGACAAAGTGCATGCTGAGTTAAAACCTTTAATTAAAAAAACATTAAATAAATAATATGGAAAAAAACTCAAATAGGAAATGGTTTATACCTGGTTCTGTACCCTCCAGTAAAAATGGAAGAAGGTGGACAGGTAAGTACTTTATAGCAAGTAAAACTGTAGTAAATTACAGAAAGCTCACTAAGGAATATTATCAAAAATATGCCAGTGAGTTCAAAGAAGAGTTAGCAAAGCATAAGATGCCCGCTAAGATATCTTTTACTTTTGTTAGAGGTACACGTCATAAGTTTGACTATATAAATCCAGCTCAGACTGTGCAGGATGATATGGTTAAAGCAGGATGGATAGAAGATGATAATGCAGAATTTATCTTACCTGTTTTTATTCAGTACACATATGATAAAAAGAATCCAGGTGTATGGATAGAGATATTAGATAGTGAGCCTGATGACAAGTAAAGAATTTTTTCAAATTGTTAGACTGTTAAATGGATTACCAGAAGATTTTGACTTAGGAGTTAGTTGTTATAATAGTTTTGAGTCTAAGTCACCCATGTTTGATTTACTGTTAACTAAAGCACTGAGGTATAAAAAGAGATCCAGATTTATCAAAGAAATGGAACTTAAGTATACACCTATAGAACTTACAGTTAAGGTAATAAACAGGAAGATAAATGGTGAGAAACAGAATTCTGTATACAAAAACATTTTATTAGAAATTATGAATAATTAGATATGGTAAATATACAAGACTTAGTTGCTAAGACAACTAAAAATTTAATACTTAGTGAGCCCTTTTACGGGCTTTTTTTGATTGGTATAAATAAACAATTCAGTGATAAGATACCTACAGCAGGTGTTAGTAAACACGGTATTGGCATGCAGTTAACAGTTAATCCTGAGTTTTACACTAGTTTAAGTGAGGATCACAGGTCAGGACTGATTAAGCATGAACTTTTACACATAGCGTTTGGGCATTTGATAATGAGAGATCTTTATTCAAATCATAAGCTATTTAATATAGCTGCTGATTTAGAGATTAATCAATATATACCAGAGCATAAGTTACCAGAAGGTGGGTTATTACTTTCTAGTTTTCCAGAGTTGAATCTTCCTAATAAAGCAGGTACTAAAAAGTACTATGAGTTATTGGAACAGGCACAGGAGGATGGAAGTAGTCCATCTTTGGATAGCTTAATGGATGAAATGGATGGTGATAGTCAGTATTGTCATGGTACATGGGATGAATTTGATGAACTATCTGAAGCAGATAAGAAACTGGTACAGAAGCAAGTTGATCATCAGCTTAAAGAAGCAACAGAAGAAACAATTAAGAAACAGGGTACTGTACCTGGAGAGTTATCTGAACTTATTGAAAGACTGATGCATATTGAACCTGCTAAGTTTGATTGGAAAGGGTACCTTAGAAGATTTGTTGGTAATTCTAGTATAATATACACTAAAAAACTAAGACGTAAGTACAACAAACGTTATTCAGAAAACCCTGGCCTTAAGATTAAATTCAAGAATCATATACTGGTTGGTGTTGATACAAGTGGGTCTGTAAACAATGATGAGCTAAAGGAATTCTTTAGTGAACTTACGCATATGCATAAGACAGGTCACAAGATTACAGTTGCACAGTGTGATACTAGATTAAATAGTGTAAAAGAATTCAATCCAAAGAAGGATTGGGAAATACATGGTCGTGGTGGTACAAGTTTCCAACCAGTGGTTGATCACTTTAATGAAAAAAGAGGAGCTTATACAGCTCTTATATATTTAACAGATGGTGAAGCTTATCCGCCAGAAGACTGTCCAAAGAACACTTTGTGGGTACTAAGCAGTGTTTCTAGTATGAATGATAGCTTACCCGGTTTAGTAATAAAATTAAATTAATAGAAAAAAATGGCACAAGTAAATTTAAATGTAACTGAGTTAAAAGGATTTGTAAATCACATAATTACAAACAACAGATTTTTGCAAGAACAAGGTAAGAATTCTGTATCAGTAGAGGTAGTTGGTGAATCAGGTATTGGTAAAACATCTACTATTGTTGAACTGGCAAAGGAAAATGGTTTAAACTTTGTGAAGTTAAACTTAGCACAGATAGAAGAGCTAGGTGATCTAGTAGGTTTTCCTGTTAGACAATTTCAAATGTATAAAGAGACAAAAGTTTCACCAAAGGCAAATGACATGTCTTATACTGCAGCACAAAGAACGGCTGCATCATCTAATCTAGCACAAATTCAACATCAGGTAACAAAGAAGGTTGGTTTATGGGTTGATGAACTTGCTGTACAGGAGTATCTTAAAACAGGATACAAAATGACAGGTAAGAACAGAATGTCTTATTGTCCACCAGAGTGGATTGCTGATAAAAAATCAGGTGGTATCTTATTACTAGATGACTGGAACCGTGCTGATGTACGTTTCATTCAAGCTGTGATGGAACTGATTGATCGTCAGAGTTATATCTCATGGACTCTTCCAAAAGATTGGCATATAATGCTAACTGCAAATCCGGATAACGGAGACTATATGGTTAACAGTGTAGATAGTGCACAGAAGACCAGATATGTAACTGCTAATCTGAAGTTTGATATTAATGTATGGGCCCAATGGGCGGAAGGTGCAGGTATAGATACAAGATGTATCAACTTCTTGCTTCTTCATCCTGAGCTTGTAACTCAAGAAACTAATGCAAGATCTATTACTACATTCTTTAATGCAATATCAAGTTTTGATAGCTTTGAAGATAACCTTTCACTGATTCAGATGATAGGTGAGGGTAGTGTAGGAGATGCATTTGCTTCTATGTTTACCACATTTATTAATAATAAACTTGATAAGTTAGTAACACCAAAAGATCTATTGACACATGATAGTCAACAGTATATACTTGGTGAACTTAGAGGGTGTATTGGTAAAGATGATACTTACCGTGCAGATATTGCATCAACTCTAGCAACACGTTTAGCTAACTATGCGGTTGTTTACAGTAAAGACAATACTATAAGTCAGAAGATAACAGATAGACTAAAGACTTTATGTACGGAAGACTATTTTACTAATGACCTGAAGTATTTGATTGTAAGATCAATATTTGGTGGTAACAAGAAAAAGTTTAATAAATTAATGATGATCCCAGAGATTGTTAAAATGACAATGAAATAATTATGGCAAATAAATCAGTATATCAAGATTTTGATGCTGATGCTTTAACTTACTTTGCATTAGAGAGTGACACTGTTTACGGTGTCCTCTCTAGTTCAGGGGAGTGCAATAAAGTATTATGCACACAAGATCACACAACGTATGATAAAATAAACAGTATATTAACGGTCCCCACAGAGGATGACCAAACTTTTAGAACTAAAAAGAAAGCTTTTATATTACCTAAATGTAATGTATCACAAGATAGATTAAAGGCTGCTCTTAAAGAGCACAGTATAACTGTAACAAATGATTATGAATTAGCAGATCTTATAATTGGACATGAGGATATCAGTACTCATACATTACAAAATGCGGAAAACATTCCTTCTACAGTAATGATGAATAAGATATGGAATTATGAAACTACATTAGGTGATGCAACAAAAGATGGTGTTCTTAAAAGCGTATCAGATTCCGGACTAGAGTGTATTGTTACACCTAAAATTACAGATCATGTAATGTACTATAATATAGATATAGAAAATAGTTTATATGATAACTGGATGATCACTGGTATGGCTTTGAATTTAGCTCATATAATTGATACTACAAACGTTAGTGTTATTGATCCTGAGACTGTACTTCATGCGTCTGCTACTAAAATGATTCTTGATGAAGAGTTGCTTGCAGACCTTAAGAGTCAGTTGGATTCGTATAGGGATGATAAAGCTTTAGCTCTTAAAATTATACCAACCTTGGATTATAAGACAAACTATCACTTACTGTGGCAGTTTGCCCAAGATTGTAGTCAGATAATATATGCTGACAATAGAGACAAAGACTTACAGTACTGGATAAAGGAATCTGACTTTCACAGTCTGATGCGCAGGAGTGCACAAGACATGATACTGTGGTTAGAGGAACAGGAAAAGCTAGATAAAGTAACATTTAGATATTTGGAACCTATTGTAAGGAAAGAAATATCTATAGATAACAGAGATCTATATACGTTTAAAGTCTCTGTTAAAAAAGAGTATCAGAAATATTTAATAAAAGAAAAATTATGAAAAAATTATATAGAATGAATGCAGGATTGGAACAGCATCCTGTAATATTTAATAAACAAGCAAGTAAAGATTGGTTTAGGATTGAAGAATCTGGTGACTATCATATGGGTGCTGCTGAGTATTGGCATCTTAGAGCGGAAGATATATCTGGGTTTAATATACCTATTAGAGATGTTAAAAATTCTCCAATTGTTTTGCAAGGGAAAAAGATATACAGATATCCATCTTTAGATCTACCTAGACAAAAAGTTGATTTACTTAAAGAAAACTTTGATGTTAAAGTCACTAGAAATAGAGATAAAGCTGATCTTTGCATAACATCTTTTAAACATATTAAAAGTTTAATAGATATAAGCTGGATAGACATTGTATCATTTAGGGAGTTTTATTCTATATGTTTAGACATGAAAGAAGAAGACTTATTAGATAGTTTAGCATTGGATCAACTAAGGACTACGTTAAGTGAAATGGATAAAGATTCTGTTGTTGCCCTTCCCAAGTATCATTCTTATGGTAAGAGTGATGACGTGATAGAGTGGTATGATAAGTTTACAACAATTTGTCACAACCGGAAAAATGTTTACAAACATGCTAGCAGAAGTTTTATATTGCATGCTGAGGACTATTCATCTTACTTGGGCTTAATAGATCCAAGTAATGATACAGTATTTGACACTGATGTTTGTAATGTAATAGATGAAGATTTGGCTGTACTGGATAATTCGGAGTATGATACAATAGAGTCTATGATTTGTAATGATGGAATAGAAAACAGGACACTTGCATTAGAAATGCTAGCAAATTGTAATCTTAACAGTTCATTTGATGTAGTTTCTGGTATATTCTATTGGCATTATGAGTGGTGCAAATCCACAAGCAATTGGAATACAGCCAATGTAAAGACGTTAAGAAATAGATTAGCTGAATATCAAGGTGATCATCCAAGAAACAGTGTTCATTCTCATGACAGATATATCATGGCATTACGTAACAGCAATAAACTTACAGAATTTGCAATTAACAAAACCAGAGAATCACTGTACAAAAATGTATTAGGTAATGTTGTTGGAAAAGATGCAAGCGTATTCAGCGTTGACTTTGAAAATTTAAAACTAAAAGAAGAATAAGATGAATAGAAATTTAGAAAAAGAAGAGCAGTTTTACTTGAATGATAAGTTCAAGTTTAGCTACTCTTCATTAAACAAACTTTTGTTTTCACCATCCTTATTTTATAAGGACTATATTTTAAATGACCGTGAGGTTAGAACAGACAAACATCTTGTAGAAGGTAAACTTATACATTGTTTGGTGTTTGAACCTGAAGAACTGAATAATAAATTTAACATTGTTCCGGGTAAAAGCCCTAGTGACAATATTAGAAAGGTGCTAAAAGACATGTCTCTGCATACTGATGCAGAAACATTAGCAAGTTGTGAGGACTCTATAATTTTAGATTCTCTTAAGAACCTTAATTTGTTTCAGTCACTCAAAGCAGATGAGTCAAGAATTGCTAAAGTTAGAACAGAAGACAATGAGCCTTATTGGAAGTTTCTTAGTAACACTAACGTTGATGTTGTTGATCAGGATACTTTATTAAAGTGTCAGGAGCAAGCAGATAACATCAAGAGTAATGGTGAAGTTATGTCTATATTTGGAGAAGTTGAAACTGATTTTGAGTTAGATCCAATTGAAACCTACGCAGAAAAGTATCTGACGTCAGGCTTGTCTAACATGCCTTTTGGTTTACACGGTTACATAGATTACTATAAAGTTAATCATAAAGATAAACTGGTAACAATATGTGATCTTAAGACAACAAGCAAATCAATATCTGACTTTAAAGATACTGTTGACTATTATAACTATTGGTTGCAGGCAGCTATATATTGCAAGTTAGTTTATGAAAATCTATCTAAGCAGGTAGATGACATTGACTCTTACAAAATATTGTTTAAGTTTGTTGTTGTAGACAAGTACAATCAAGTATATCCTTTTGATGTAAGTGAAGAAACACTAAACAACTGGGCAATGTCTCTATTAAATGTAATAAAAGCTGCTGAATATCATTATAATGAGAGAAACTACTCTCTTCCCTATGAATTTCTAGTAGAAAAAGTTAAATTATAGTATGAGTTCTGTATACACAGATTATTTTCAAAAGAGTAAAGTCTTTTTATACCCTTTATTGCAGTTTAAAAAAGGCTTATCATATGTTCCTAGGCAAACATACATTGCTATGGATCATATGTACTCTTTTGATGATTATCGGTTCCTGTGTGAGTATCATGTTAAGATGTCAGAAAAGTTCAAGGAGTTCTTTAATACACATATTAAAAATCATCCCAGGTTTGATCATCATATTGATTTAGGGGATGATAAACATGTGTTTGTGTTTGACTTTGTTACCTTTAAAAGTGACTATAAAAGATTTCTAGTTGGTAAGTACTCACATTTTACATTAGAGTCTAAGTTAATTATCTTAGATTTTTTTAGTGAGGGTAAGTCATCTGAATATATAGAAGTCTTTTTATCACCTGATGGGTATCATGCAGACTACGCTGATGCATTGGATGTAGATATAGATATCATAGAAAAGGTATCTGAATTATGCAGTGTACCAGATCTTGATAAAGAGACCTTAATTAATAAAAATACACAATTACTTAGTTTATTAGAAACATGTAATGTATATTTGTCTAAATAAAAAATTAATATGGCACAAGTAGGACAAAATATGATGTTAGTAAATTCTAGTTTTAGAAATGCTAAATCATTTACAATGATCCCTGTGAGTATTGACTCACCATATGTAGAAGCTATGTTTGATCCAACGTCAGGCATTTTAGCAGTTATCAGTAAAGTAATGAAGCAATCATATCATATGGTTGCTAAGTTAGATGATAACGGTCAACCAATAAGATTAAAAACTCCTAATCAGCAAACTGGTAAAACAGTTAAAGAAGAGAGAAGATTGGTTGATACCTTTTCTGAGTTTTATTTATCTGATGAAAAGGATATTGAAAACTTTATCAATATATTTGCAATGAATGCATCAGCTTTTGATTACAAAAGTTTTTTCGTAGATGCTAAAGAGACAAAAGTTTCTAATATCATAATGCCTGGTTCATAATTACTCTCTAAGTATTAAAGACCCCAACTCAGGTCTTTAGTTTGTTAACAGGTATGAGAAGAGCCCATTGATTTGGGCTTTTTTTTTGGCTCTAAATTTTAAATTATGAAGAATCTTACCAATGAAGAAATAATAGATGTAAATATTTTACTTGCGCTTGTTAAATGTACAAGTGAGATGTCACATAACTTACAGTACATGCATACTGAGAAAGAAAGATTGAGAATTAAGCAGGTTAAGAAGAGTACTGGTTTATATGAAACACAGTTAAGTAAGAGATTTAATTATTCTCAGAAAAATGCTGTAGAAGAAATATATGATGTAATCATGGACCTTATATTAGATGCTAGACAGGTAAGTTTAGAAAATGCAAAATAAAAAAGAAAAAGAAGATGGATAAAAAACACTGGGTAATGGATTATGAGACACTTTATGATTGTTTTACTGGTGTTTTTGAACATTATAAAACTAAAGAAACAAAGATTTTTGTAATAAGTAGACTTAGAAATGATCAAACTGAATTTTTAGAATTCCTTGATCAAAATATTAAAAATAAAGAGTGGCATATATCCTATAATGGATTAGCATTTGATGCACAGGTTACTCATTATATATTAGATAACATTAGTAACTGGAAAGATGAAGAGGGGTTGGATCTTGATGGTCATCTAGTTGCTAACCTCATCTATAAGTATGCACAACGTACTATAGATAAGAGCAACAGGAAAGAGTTTAGTGATTACCCGCAGTGGAAAATGGAGATAGGTCAAATTGATTTATTTAAAATGCATCACTGGGATAACCCTGCTAAACGTTCCAGTCTTAAATGGATTCAGTATAGCATGGATTGGCAGAACATATTAGATATGCCAATTCATCACAATACAGAAATTAGAACTCAAGATGAACTTGATACAATAATTGAATATTGTGTGAATGATGTTCAGTCAACTAAGGAGATCTATAACAGATCAAAGTCTCAGGTAGCTTTAAGAAAAGAGCTTACTAAAAAGTATGGGATTAATATGTTTAGTGCATCTGAACCAAGGATAAGCAAAGAGATATTTGGGTATTATTTATCTCAAAATCTTAATATTCCAAAGAGAGATCTCAAGAACATGAGAACTTATAGGGATAGCATTAAAGTTAAGGATATAATTCTTCCTTATATAAGCTTTACTTCTCCTGAATTTAATATGCTGCTGCAGCGTTTTTCTTCACTTGAGGTTGACGCAAGTAGTCTTAAGGGTAGTTTTAAGTATCACATTAACTACAAGAATGTTAAAACACATTTTGGTTTAGGTGGTGCACACGGTGCTAATAGTAAAGGTGTATATGAACCAGAGGATGGCATGATGATTATGTCTTCTGATGTTACTTCATTTTATCCTAATCTGGCTATCAAAAACAGATGGTCTCCAGGACACTTTCCTAAAGATGAGTTTTGTAATCAGTATGAGTGGTTTTTTGAAGAGCGTAAGAAGATCCCTAAGAGCAATCCAATGAACTATGTATATAAGATTATACTTAATTCTACTTTTGGTCTTAGCAATGATGAAAAGAGCTTCTTCTATGATCCTGAGCTCTGTATGAGAATTACTATTAACGGTCAGTTATCTCTTATGATGCTTTATGAGCAAATAATGGAAAGAATACCCGGTGCAATAGCTTTATTACAGAACACAGATGGTGTAGAAACTATAATTCCAAAAGACTATTATGATGAGTACATGCAGATATGCAAAGAATGGGAGGAGAAGACTAATCTCAATCTTGAGCATGATGAGTATCAGAAGATGGTCATTGGTGACGTAAACAACTACATCGGTATAAATAACTGGGTGGAAGTGGATCTTTCTTCATGGAGAGATATTAAAGCTGAAAACCCGCATTACTTATTTAAAGTAGAAAATGATAAGTTTAGTTTTGCACCTGTGAAGCTGAAAGGTAGATTTGATTTTCATAACCTTCAGTTGCATAAAAACAAATCTAAACTTGTAATACCTAAAGCAATCTATCATTATTTTGTACATAACGTTCTTCCTGATGACTATCTTGATACTAATAAGAATATTCTAGATTATTGTATAGGAGCTAAATCAAAAGGTGACTGGAAACAAGTTGCAAGACAGATAAAAGAAGGTTCTTTTGATGAAGAAGATTTGCAAAAGATCAACAGATATTTTATATCTAATGATGGAGTGAAGATTATAAAGGTAAACAAAAAAGATGCAAGAGAAATACAATTAGAATCAGGCCGCTGGATGCAATCCATCTTTAACAAGATGCACATTAAACCAAAGTGGGAGGAATATAGTATCAACAAAAGATATTACTTGGATGCTATAGAGCAAGAGATTAATAGTATTATCACCGTATCAAATCAATTAACATTATTTTAAAAACAAACATGGATTATTTTGAATTAGAAGCAGTCATAGAAACATGGGCTCAAGAAAAAGGTATTCTTGCTAAAGCTACACCAATGGCCCAGGCACTGAAGACACTAGAAGAAACAACAGAGCTTTGTACGGCCATCAATAATGATGACCGTGCAGAGATTATAGATGCTATGGGTGACATAATGGTCACCTTGATTATACAAGCAAAGATGCAAGATCTTTCTTTAGAAGGCTGTTTAGAGTCAGCTTACAATGTCATATCCAAACGTACAGGTAAAATGGTTAATGGTCAATTTGTTAAAGACAATTGATTAAGATCCAGAAGACTAAAACTTTAATTACTAAGACCAATAATAATAGTAGTAACTGCATAGCTCCCAATATCATCTATGGATGTTTTGGAGGCTGTGTAGATACCTATTGTTATATGTCAAGATACAATGGTAAAAGAGTTTTTGTAAATAAAAACGTTGATGACATTTATCAGTCTGTTGTAGAATGGGAAAAAGAATTTGTCAAAGTCCCTGATCAACAAGACCCTATATATACTATGGTAGACATTGCTTGCAACTCAGATTTAGTTCTGATGCAGAAGCATATGCCTGAACCATTGATTGATTATCTTAAACGTTATGATGATCATCCTCAACTAAATAGTACTATGGCTACTAAATATCCTGGTTTGTTGAACCTTAATGTAAAAACGTTCAACAAAAAACCAAGAGTACGTGTAAGTCTTATGCCTCAGAAGTATTCTAATATATTAGAACCTAAGATGCAAAAGATAGAGAGCCGTATAGCTGATGTTAACCGGCTCAAGGAGTTAGGATGGGAAGTTCATTTAAATTATAGCCCTCTAGTTTTTTATCCTGGATGGAAAGAAGAATATGATAATCTTTTTTCTATGGTTAAAGATGCTGCTGGAGAAAACAAATGTGAAGTCATTGCTTTAACTAACCATGTTAAACAAATGAATAAAGCTAAACCAGAGGCAAGAGAGTTAATGAGAAGATCATATGAGATAAAGAATCAGTCAGGAGTTATGAGATATCCTTTAGAACATAAGGGAAGATTGTTGTCTGAATTTAAGGAAATTTATTCAAAGTATTTTTCTATAAAAACAATCAGATATATATTTTAATTGGTTATCCCATATAAAATAGTTACCTTTACACTTTAAAAGTTTAAATTATGCGTTATAAAAGAGCAGTAGAAACAACACAAAATTATTTAGAAAGTCAACCTTTACCTAAACATGGTAAGAGTTATACAGTCATATCACATAAACAGGTGATAGATGACACAAAAAATTTATTAGAGAATAGTGGATTTACTATTCGTAAAGAATTATATAGAGCAAACATGAATGCCAATGTAGCACAAGGCATATATCATATCTATCCTTCACAGACTACTGATGAAGATATCTCTAAAGAAAGAGAATTAGGGATGATGTTTGCCTGGACAAACTCTTATGATAAGAGCACAAGATTTCAGTGTGCAATTGGAGCATATGTTATGGTATGTAATAATGGTATGGTAGCTGGAGATATGATGAACTTTAAAAGGAAACATACAGGATCCGCAGGTCATGATATTAAAATGCAGTTAAGCAATCAAATTAAGAATGGTGAAGTTCACTATTCACGTATTCTTAAAGACAGAAATGCTTTAAGGTCTACAGTATTAACTAAGACAGAGCAAGCAGCTTTGGTAGGTAGATTGTTTATAGATGAGGAGATTATAACTTCTTCACAGGTATCTGTCATTAAGAAGGAAATCAATAAACCTTCTTATGATTACTCAACAAATGATGATAATGCCTGGGCTTTCTATAATCATGTTACACATGCATTAAAACTGTCTACGCCAAGAGATTGGCTACAAGATACTCAGAACTTTCATGATTTCATGATGTCAAATGTTGTACCCAGCATTGATTTAAATGCTTTAGAAGAGATTTCACATAATAAAGATTACTTTAGTTGGGCCGTAGACTTCGGTGGTAACAATGGTATTGTTGAAATAGATGAAGAAGTACAAAATCCATTTGGAATTGTAGACATTGCACAGATTTGAAGATTGTTCTCTTAATTGTAGGTGCATATATTTGCATTTGTATGAGCAAGGGTAGTGAAAATCTTTGATTCAGGAAGACCAACCAACTAGAGGGAGTTTTATATTCCCTCTAGGTCTTCTTTTTTACATTAAATAATAATAAAAAATGACAGAACAAGAGTTACATGTACTATTAGAGATACAGTATCTGAAAGGAAGGTTGGATGAGTTAGAGTATAAGGCACTACCTAATACTTTAAATCTACATAAAACTAGAGTGTTAGACCAGCGTATTTCTAAGTACTATAATAAATTAAAAAATACTTCTGAGCTTGCTTACCATTTACATATGGTAGAAAGATCAAACATAAAAGAAACTAAACGTAAGATTTTAAAAGAAGAACAATGAAAAAACATATAGAAGAAAAAGAACTCCCTGCTGTTACAGCTTGTGAAGCTTTGTATCCTGAAACAATTGCTGAGTTTAGAAAGATACAAGAAGAACAGTTAAAGTTGTTCTGCAGAAAACAGATGGACTACGGCCCTGAGAATATCACTCTTGGCAAAGATTTAGGAAAAGCTAAGAATCTTAAACTTAGTTTGCTAGGTGTATGGTTCCGTAGTAATGATAAAATACAAAGAATATTAAACCTGGTACAGTCAGATCGTAACCCGCAAAATGAAAGCTTAGAAGATTCATGGGTTGACTTATCTAATTACTCAATCATCTCTATGTTGATCAGTCGTAATAAATGGGGTAAATAAAAATAATATTTATAAACCATGAGTTTAAAAAAGTTAAAAAAAGAATATCAAGAAACAGATAGTACTGAAATACGTAATGCTATATTAGAAAATGCAGTTTATGGTTTTCTTGGTTCTATACTTGTTGTCTTTATTGCTGAAAGAGTGGATATCCTTGTATTACTTGGATACATGACTTACTACTTTTATGTAGGTAAGGTAATCAACCGTCCCAAGTATGTTACAAGCCTTGGTAAATTTATAATATTTCCTGTCCCTACAGCTTTGGGTGCATTTGCTGGATACAAATTAGCATATGTGTTATCTTCTTTAATGGCATAAAAAAAGGGTAATCATTTCTGACTACCCTTTCTGTTTATTTAGAGTTTATTCTCTTTATGATATATTAAATTTGAACCACTTTATCACAACTAATCATGCTTAATCCTTTAAAGTTAGTGTTGTTGTAAACTAAGAACTTTAATAAGAATGTTTCATTGTTACCTACAGGAAGAACACTTATAGAACCATTTAGTACTTGCCATGCTTTATTTTGAATAGCTTCTGTACCATTTGATATTCTTTCCTGTTGTAAATAACCTATATGGAAAGGATCACTTCCTGCTGCAGATGTTACTTCTACTATTACCTCTGTTCCAGCAGGATAGTTGGTTGGAGGCGTGAAGTATAAGTCATTTTTAGTTCCTACAGAAGCAGTACGATCTACATTATATCTGCTATAAGGTGCTGTTAAAGTTTCTACGTAATCAGAGTCAACTTCAAATTGGACTAGAGCACCTGTAGTAATGGTATTTGCATTAGGGCTTACTGAATCTACTATAATATCCACAAAACCACCAGCTACCACAGTTAACTGTCTAACAATAAAGTTTGCAGTAAATGGAGTTCCTCCAGCACTACCCAACGTAATCAAAGCTCCTACAGATATATTATCAAAAACAGTTTGTCTGCTTGTACTTCCACTATCTAATACATTTACTCTAAGACCTTCTACATTACTTATTGTGGCTGCTCCTGTATGCTGAACACAAATTCCTCCAATAGGTGGGTTTGTTAAAGCTGCATTTGCAACAGTTGTTATACCATATGTATTTATATCAAAATATTGATTATAAGTTAATGCTGTTCCAGTACCAGGTCTTACAATAGGAGCAACAACATCCTCTTCAATTATTTCACCTGATGATGTAACACCAAGCATTTTTGTTGCTGTACCATTAAATTTACCGGTACCGTACTCATTGGCAATTAGTTCCCCATCATTTTTTATTTCAAGTTTAGTAGTTGGAGAAGCAGTACCATCCGGTGTTGTTGTAAATTCTATTCTAGTAGGATAATCTCCACCTCCTGATGCACCATCTCCTTTGAAGAGAATACTTGCAATATCTGCACTAAATACAGAAGAACGGGCTATAAGCTCTGCTATTTCTGATCCATCAAATAAACTAGGAGTTGAATTTTCTAATTTAAGTGCTGGAGCATTATTACTTCCTTTTAATGTTAAGAAGTTTGAGGCTGCATTCCAATTAAAGTTTGCTTCAGCACCAAATGCACCACTGTTGTTATATTGAACATCTCCATTTGCTCCTGCTGGAGCAGCTGTAGTAGCATTTATAGTTAGTGTACTACCAGATAATGCTGTAGTAACGTTTGTACCACCAGCAATTGTAACAAAACCACCACTTGTTACAGGGTCAATATCTCCTGTATCAGCAAATAAACTCCAATCGTATGAAGAGCCTGAACTTCCGTTTGCAACAGCTGTAATTCTACCTTGTTGATCAACTGTTAGGTTTGCATTAGTATATGCACCTGGTGTTACAGCTGTATCATTTAAGTCTATAGTTAATGTATCTGTTGCGGATGCTGTTGATGTTAAACCAACACCTCCAGCTACCAGTACAGTGTTTCCACTTGAAATTGTTTGTGCACCACCTAAATCTCCAGTTAAATTCCAACCAGTATAAGATCCAGGTATAGCTGCCCAAGTATTATCTCCTCTTAAGAAAGTAGAAGCACTTGGTGTTCCAGTTGCTGATAGATCAATTATGCCTGTACTAACGGCTCCTGTAGCTGCAGTATTTACTGTAGCTGCAGATATAAATGTTCCATTAGCGTTTGTAAATGAATCAACTCCTGTACCACTTGCTGGTAAAGTAACTGTTTTAACATTTACTGCTGTAGGATGACCTGTTGCATCTTGTGTAATAGAATCTACTACTGTAAATGTACCACCTGCAGCAGGAGATGCTGTAGATGTTGTGTCAGTTCTTGTTGTGTTATCATGCTCAATAGATAATTGTTTATCAGATCCAATAGTACCTACTTGTGTAGTAATTTTATCTCCACCTCTAAATTCAACCTCTACTCCATTTGTTACAGCTTCAATACCTGTACCATCACCAACTGTCCAACTAGACATAGTACCTACAGTAGGGAATGTTACTAAATCACCTGCACCATCTACATACTGAGAATTATTTCCTGCCCATGTAAGTGATATTGCGGGTGTACTAGATGCATTTGCTACTGCCACATCTAAGGCTGTACCTGCAGTTGAAGCAGAAACAAGAGTAACACTACCTCCACCACCTCCGGAGTATATAGGTATGTTTAACACTCCGCCTACTAAAGTAGCAGCGCCACTTCCACCTGTAGTAGTAAGACTAGTAACTAATCCACCTCCACCAGAGACCCATGGTACATTGACAACTAACTGTTGAGCAGCATTAAACTGAACACCATATGTTCTAGCAGCTGTACTAGTTACTGCAGCAGCGGCAATAGGTTGTGCTGTGTTATCCCAAAGTTTACCTGTTCCAGTAACAGTGTCTGTCATTACTGGTACTGCAGAAGGTATAGAAGGAAAAGTTTGTAAAGCACCTGTTCCATCTATGTACTCTGCTGCTGTACCTGCTCCTGATAATGTTATTACCCCAGAACCCGTTATTGGTGAGCCAGCAACAGTAAATGCAGAAGGAGCTGACAAACCAACGCTTGTAACACTCCCTACACCAGCAGATCCCCAAATCAGTTGACTGCTACCATTAGCTACTAATACCTGACCAGCTACCCCAGGATTACTTGCTGAATCTGTTACAGGACCTTGAATATTAAGTGTACTTTCTATAACAGTTGTCTGAGTATCTGAAGTTCCTATTGTTAGAAAACCTGGTCCACCAGGAGTTTGTACCATTGGTACTAAAGCACTATCACCTATTGTATTAGGACCAGTCCACATTGTCATATGGTTTGGAGTACCTGTACCGGCTACACCTGGTGCTGCCCAATTTGCAGTAGTTCCATCTGATGTTAACACTTGTCCTGCGGCTCCAATAGCTAACTCTTCTTTAACATCTGTAGAGCTACCTCTCCAAATACTTCCATATGAAAGAGCTACAACAGGATCATCGTCAGACCAAACAACTCTACCATCTGCAAGAGATCTTAGAATTCTATTTGCTGTTCCAGCTGGATTACCTGTTGAATCATGTATGACATTAAATAAAGACGTTGATTTAACTACATCTCCTGATGTACCTAATTCTACACGTCCAGATAATCTAGAATCTACATTTACTGTTAAACTTCCGTTTACTGTTATTAAAGTATCTGTAGCATCTTGACTTACAATACTATCTTTTAATGCATCTAATGAACAGATTCCATTTTTTACAGTGTATACAGGCAATCTGCCTTCTACTCCTGAACCTGCTATAGTTACCGTAAGATCCTGTCTTACATCACAGAAAAAATCCTCATACTTAATAGTATAAGGTTGCATTTTAGGATTGTAACTTGCACCTGTATTTAGAGTGCTAGATGTTAATCTACCAAATTCAAGCCAATCATGTTTTGGCTTTAAGGTAGTCTTTATTTGTTTTCTTTGTATAAGTCCTAAGACTTCTTGTATAAAATTGCTCATAATGTTATATATATAATGCTGCTACTGTAACCGAAGCTGCAGCAGTATAATTAATTGTTAATTGTCCAGATGCATCATTGAATGCGCTTGTTTCAAATGGTCCTAAAAAACCTTCTTCTCCTGCTGCAAGTGTTAGGCTTGCCGTTTCCTTTACAAGATCACCTAATAAAGGATCAACTACTGTCGTTATAACAGGAACAACAGATGAAGTAACAGATACACCACTTCCATTTTTAACATGAAAATACTGAATACCTGTATTAACCAATATATCTCCAGCTACAGTAGCTGCACTATAGACTGGTTTTAAACCAGCTTGTGTAATTTCTTGTGCTGTTAATATTGCCATGGTTATTATTTGTTAGCCTTTCTATATTCGTTAGCATAGCCGTTTTTAAATGCAGCTGACTGTTGAGGTTCTACAGCTTTAGTAGATACTTGTGAAGCCTGAAAACCTTGCGCAGCTAGTCTTTCTCTAGCAGCAGTTGCAGTTGCATTCTTTTTTGCTTGAATCTTTGCAGGAATACATGTTGGATCATAATAATGATTTTCAACTATTCCATCTCCCATAGGGAATGATATCTTTTTTGCCATAATATTATTTATTTAAATGTGAACCATCACAGTTTCCATTAGGATCCTGAGTATTTCCACATAAACATGTTGTTTTCTTTTCCATAATCTTAATACATTTTAGATTTTTTCATGCGGGCGCTCTTTGGTGGCACCATCATGCCGTTTTGAGCTTTCTCTTTACCATACATCATTTTCTCTCTGCCATATTTAGCTTTTTGAGAATAAGTTACAGAATCTGATGAACCACCATTCATCATCATGTTTGTGTAGTCCATAGCATCACCACCATCCTGCATTCCTAATAGACCTGCAGTAAGATCTCCATCACCAGCACCTCTAGTGCTTTTATAATTCTTGTCTTTCATTTTTTCTGTTTTTAAAATTTTATCTTTTATTATCTATTGCTTTAAATTTTTCAACACCCCTAGAACCAAAGTATGCTACATAAACAGTTATAAGTAATGACTTTAATAAGTCAACCCATTGTGGTTCTACCTGGAATCCCCAATCAAAACTATCTAACAACATAAATATGATCATTGATATTGTTAAAAATATCAAAGCCATTGGTCTTGTATTTTTACTAAGCCATGAGTCTGATGTCATATCACTAGACCAACGCTTACTAATTTCTTGCATCTCAACCATGTCTTGCTCTAATAACTTTAAAGCAATTTCTTTATCTTCAGGTGAAATATTAGCATCTTTTGAAATAAGATTTTTAACAATACCCAATACACCTTTGTCCGGTAATAAATCACCTGCAACATCAAGTACTGCTGGAGCAGTTTTGCTTAAAAACTTACCCAACTTGGTATCTCTAAATTTCTTTTTCTTATCCACTACTTTCTTTTTTTAGGCTTACCACTAAATGTATTATGTGTTCCGCCACCCAATTTATATTCTTGATAAGAATCTCTTCCTGTTTCATTATTACGTGCCGTTCTTTTAGCATTAGCACCCTTTCTCATTTTTTCAGTAAAAGAACCCAACATCATTTGATCTAGTTCTGCTCCTGATTTCATTAGTAACTTAGACTGTTGTCTAGTTAACTTTTGAGATGGCATAGAACCTCCACCTTTAAAATAACCCATTTTCTTAACAACACCAGGAGCTTCCTTTTTTAAGGCAGCTAATCCGGGTTGTGCTTTTGCGTTTATCTTTTTCATCACTATAAAATTAAAAATTAAGTGTAAATGTTGCAATCAACAAATACAACTTAAGTGTCCTGTAATCATACTCTTCATCCACATCCATAAATTCCCAACCTAATGCAAATCTATTATGAGGATAATGGAAGCATACTTCTAGAGTCCAATTCATTTTTTTTACTTTAAGTCTCCTTTTATAGCTTTTTTAACAGCTTTAACTCTTGACTTAGTTTCTTTAGCTGCAGCAATTGCCTTTTCATCTACTTCAGTCTTAGACCATAAGTAAACCCAAAGGTCCTGCAAACTACTGCTCCACAACAAATAAAAAAATCTCTTAATCATAATTTCTATTTCTTTACATATTACACTAATAATATACAAAATTTTAATAACTTAAACAAACTTCAAAATGCCTAAACATTTTTTAATCTCTGATTCTCAGTTTCTAAAAATTCCACCTTAACTCTCAAGCTGTTAACTTCAGCTGTTAACTCAAGCACAAAATTTCTTAATTCATCTTTTTCATCAGCTGATTTAGCCAGAAGTGTTTCAAGATTCCTAACTCTATCTTTTAAATCATCTCTATATTGCACTCCGTCATTGTTTTGTAGTTCAAATTTTCTGTTGTCTGATTTATCTTTAAGTCTGGCTTCAAAATATTTCCATATAGAAGCTGAGCCTAAAACTCCTATTACTGTTACAATTATCTGTACAACCGGATCCATTATTCTGTAATTAAGTTATTAGTGTGTGTAGAGACAACAATACTCCACGGAAAACTAGAATACTTGAAGAATTTCATAATTTTTTTTCTAGTCTTGATCATAAATAGTACCTTTGTAATTATTGGTATATAATATAATATACAAAAATTCATTAAATGAAAAAAGTAAATCCAGCAATTTTTAAAAATAAACTAGCCATAGAGTTTTTACCAACAGAGACTCTAATAGGACTCAAACTTGTTAATTGTGAAGTGTTATGTGATGATGACACTTACCACCCAGTAATTGGAATAGAAATGGGTTTCATATTTTTTACACTTACTTATGTAAATATGTCACAATAGTTTTCTAATTACGTTTAAATTTACTAAATTGAATATGGAGCTGCATTTCTCACAAGAGGTGCAGCTTTTATATCTCATATAAACTCAAATAAGCAAATGAACAAAAACATTTTTTTACCCAGAATTAATATTTTACCATATGAATACCCACAACTCCTAGCATATAAAGATGCTATTAGACATTCCTATTGGATTGACACTGAGTTTAATTTTACAACAGACATACAGGACTTTAAAGTAACTATCAGCAATGAAGAGAGAGATGTAATTAAAAAGACTATGCTTGCAATTGCACAGATAGAAGTCAACGTAAAGACATTCTGGGCTGATATGTATAAGCGTATGCCCATCACAGAAGTAGGTGATGTAGGTATGACCTTTGCTGAATCAGAGGTTAGACATAAAGATGCTTATGCAAAACTTCTTAGGATACTTGGTCTAGAAAAGGAATTTGAAAAAGTAATTGAAGTACCTGCAATAGCTGAAAGACTTAAGTATCTGAAAAAGTATTTAGATGGTACACGCAGCAGAGAAGATAAAATGTATACTAAATCAGTGTTATTATTTTCTCTATTTATTGAACATGTAAGTCTTTTTAGTCAGTTTCTAATTATGATGTCTTTCAACAAAGAAAAGAATTTGTTTAAAGGAATATCAAATGTAGTTGAAGCAACATCTAAAGAAGAAGAGATTCACGGTAATTTTGGAGTTGAAATAATTAACATTATTAAGTCAGAAAATCCAGAATGGTTTGATGATGAGTTTGAAGAGTTAATATATTCTGCATGCAGAAAAGCATATAGAGCTGAATGTAAAATTATAGATTGGATCTTTGAGAAAGGTGAATTAAGTTTCTTACCAAAGTATACAATATATCAATTTATCAAAAACAGATTCAATAACTCTCTCAGTAAAATTGGAATGACTCCAATCTTTGAGGTAGATAAAAAAGCATTAAAAGTTACAGAATGGTTTGATATAGAAATCACCGGTACTAAAGAAGGTGACTTCTTTTACAAAAAGTCTGTAGATTATAATAAGAAAAGCAAGTCTATCACAGCAGATGACTTATTTTAAAAAGTTCATTTCATTCTTTCTAGTTTGGTATAGTCAGCAAATGGCTATACCATTCTGGATTGTGGGTCACGTACACCTTCACTTCGTAAGTTGGCATGATCTATATGAGTATATACTATCAATCATATTACACTTAATGGTGGCAATAGGATTCTGGATAGATTGGAAAAAAAGCAAAAAATAAAAATAATATGGAATATAATAAATATTACTGGCTAAATGAAGACAGCCGCACATTTCTATCAAGAGGATATATAACAGAAAGTCCTGAGCAAAGGATAAAAGATATTGCTATTAAAGCAGAAAAGTATTTAAATATAAAAGGGTTTGCTGAAAAGTTTGAGGATTATATGGCAAAAGGGTTTTACTCTTTGTCTACTCCTGTATGGATTAACTTTGGCAAGCAAAAAGGTCTACCTATTAGTTGTTATGGATCTAACGTTGATGATAATTTAGACAGCATTTTAAATGCAGGTCGTGAAATAGGGATGATGTCTAAGTATGGAGGAGGTACAAGTGCCTTTCTTGGAAACATTAGAGCTAGAGGAACTGAAATATCTACAGGAGGTAATGCTGATGGACCAATTCATTATGCTAAAATTTATGATACTGTAGTAGACGTTTGCAAGCAGTCTGAGGCCAGACGTGGTGCTTGTGCAGTATACCTACCAGTTGAGCATGCAGATATCTTAGAGTTCTTAGATATTGGCACAGAGGGTAATCCTATACAGAATTTACAGTATGGTGTTACAGTCACTGACCAATGGATGAATGAAATGAAAGAGGGGGACAAAGCTAAACGTAAAGTATGGGCCAGGATTATTCAGAACAGAAGTGAGTTTGGTTTTCCTTATGTTATGTTTAAAGATAACTCTAATAACAACTCTCCTTATAAAGAGCTTGGAATGGATATTACAGCATCTAATCTGTGTTCAGAGATCCAGCTTCCTACTGATAGTTATAACTCTTTTGTATGTTGTTTGGGTTCTATAAACCTATTGCACTGGGATCAGATAAAAGAAACTGATGCAATTGAAACATATGTGTATTTCTTAAATGCAGTAATGGATGAATTCATTATTAAGTCTGAGACTATGCCAGGTATGAAGAGAGCATTTAACTTTGCTGAAAAACATAGAGCAATTGGTCTTGGTGTATTAGGTTATCACTCTTTGTTTCAATCTAAGCTTCTTGAGTTTGACTCATTGGAAGCTAAAGGATTAAATAGTGAAATCTTTAGAACGCTTAAAGACAGAAGTGAAATTGCTTCTAGAGAGTTACATAATGAGCATGGATACACATCTCTTAGAGAAGGGTATGCTAACACCACTCTTATGGCCATTGCTCCTACTAAGTCTAGTTCATTTATACACGGTGCTGTGTCTATGGGTATAGAGCCTATCAAGTCTAATTACTTTATCAAGGATCTTGCTAAGTCTAAGACTATTTACAAGAACCCATTTTTAGAAGAGGAGCTTGAGAAGTATGGTCTAAATACAGACAAGACTTGGAAGTCTATCCTAAAGAAAGATGGTAGCGTACAACACTTAGATTTTCCTAGTAAGGCAGTGTTCAAGTCTTTTGTTGAGATATCTCCTAAAGAGATCGTGTTACAAGCAGCACAAAGACAAAAATACATTGATCAATCGCAGTCATTAAACTTAATGATTGATCCATCCGTATCAGCTAAAGATGTTAATAAACTTTATATATACGCATGGGAGGAAGGTGTAAAGACTCTGTACTATCAGTTTAGTAAGAGTAGTGCACAAGACTTTGCTCGTAATATATTAGAATGCTCTAGCTGTGAAGGTTAAATTCTTATTGCTCTTGATTTGCCTAGGTTGCAGATCGGAGCAGGGTCTAGATAAAAGTCCCTTGCGGAATGATCTAGATAAAGATACTAATATACTAGACTGGTACGTAGATGGTCAAGACACAATCATCTATACTAAGCAAGACTCTATAAGAGATGAACGTGAAAGACGTATCTTTATAGACTCACTATATCATGCAGAATAAAAAGAATCCCCGGCAATTACACCGGGGATTTTATATTTAGTATCTAATATTATACTTCTGTTCTTCAATTAAGTTATTCCATTTTTCTATACTATATAAAATTGGAATGACATCTTTCCACTCTTTCCAAAGCTTCAGTTGACCTTTTCTATACCCTCTTTGATAAACATATGTTTTGTTGCTGCGGAACTCTTCATCAGTTTTTGTTATTAAACCAAGAGGTGTTCGTCCTGTTATTAGCAATGCATCAACCAAATTTTCAACATTTTTTGATGCAGAAATTGGATTGTTTACAAAACCAACTAATTGATCAAATCCTGCTGCAGGAAAAAGAGGTACAAACTGTGTAGTCTCTGCAACTAATCTACCAGACTGTTTCTTCAATGCGTTTTTTAATTTTCTTACATAAGGGCTATCATCATCATCTCCAGCAAGTGCTGAATCAAGAACTAGATTTATAGCCATAACAGATAGGATAATACCTAATTCACCCATACTTCTATAGACACCTAATATTTTATTTGTTGCATATTGATCTCTATTACCACCCTCACCAACAAAACCTTGTTCTTTTAAAAATGAATCTTTATATTTTGCAATATCTAAATTGCCTTTATAGATTTGTTCTTTAGCATGTCCTAAAAATTTCCAAAAAGATCTGTATCTTCCTTCCATATGACCTAAATTTTCATCAAAGTATTCTCTTTGAAATCTAGATCTTATTGCTGGTGCAACCCACTTCTTAAATTGAGCTGCAAGATTACCCAATACATAACTTTGTAAAACCATTTTATCATCGCTAGAATAGTTACCATGTATTTGTTTATTGACTTCTCTTATTTCTTGGGTTATTATTGCTTTTGTTGTTTCATTGTAGTCTCTCTCAGTACCATTTTTAAAAATTACTTTATCATATCCTTCTTTTAATCTAGTCTTATGAGTTTTAGTATCAAAGACATGAGCATCATAATAAGATAATGTCTCTCCAGTCTCTGAGTTTTTCATCATATAGTTTTGAGAACTCATGATGATTGCCATTCCAACCTTAGTTTGGACATTATATTCAGCAGCATCTTGCATTACATAACCAACTCTTTTAAATCTTTGCCAGATGGTTTCAGCATCTTTGCTTTTATTACCAGACTCACGGAGATCACTAGAAGGATCCATCATGCGTAACTCCTCTACAAAGGCTTCATATAAGTTATTTGCTAAATCTGGATCATAGGTTGATGTTTTAATACCGGCCTTTCCAAGTGTAGCTATATCTGCTAATTCAACAGTAGCAGATCCAAGTCTCTGAAAAAGACCAGACTGTAATCCCTGTAGATTAAACTCTTTGCTTGCTCGGATGTAAGCACTTTTATCAAAAAATCTTCCACCAAGCATTTCAATGTTATTGTTAATCCTACCCATCAAGTAGTTATTAAGGTTACCCAAAGGGTTAAATGCAACATAGGTTAAAGAAGAAAGAGATATTAACTTTGAAGCAATCTTGCTAGCTGCTCCTTTTGAAACAAGTTCGTTATCATAGAACACCATAGACATATACTTCCTTGCTCTCTTTTCTACATTGGATGCATCTCCTGATTCCTGTCTTGAAACACCAGTTGTTCTTAAAACACCATCAACACCTTTTTGAAACCAAGTTTCATTTGAGTTACTTGATTGATAATCTTTATCTGAAATAACTTTTACAAAGGCATTTAAGGTATCTTCAATTTGACCCATCACCTCATAATGCTCTGCCATTGCACTAAACTGTAATAAACTTGAAGCCATATCTGTGCTTACTTCACCCACAGCTGGCTTATTCCTTAGTGAATTAGCTTTACCATTTAACAAAGCTATCTGTTGTTTGTAATTAGCTTTTGTTATTTTATCTTGTTTATAATCATCTTTCAAAGCTCTAATATCAGCCTCTACAGTTTCAAGTGCTCCATCTACGGCTGCAGATCCGGTTAAGAATACAGGTAACCCTTTATATATACTACCATCTTCGTTAGCTAACAAAGTCTTTTCACTGGCCGTTCTTTCAGTAAGGTTCTTCCAACTCCTAACTGTATTTGAATATAGTTTAGTAAATAGTGATCCCTCTTCTTTTAATGTAGACACCAACTCATTTCTAACTAATGGCACTCTACCAAGCATCTGATTCTGTTGCTGTTCTGGTAGCTTCTTTAACAGTTCATCTTCATAGTACTGAACATACATCTCATAAAACTCTCTTTGAGCTAAAGTTAATGCATCTGTTTTGCTAGGATCATATAGAGCTTCATACTTTTCACTACGCATGCTTTCTCCATTTCCTGACACCTCTCTTGGTTCTATATAGTCTCTCTTAACTCCTTTATTATACTCTTGATTTAAGATAACTGCACCTGTAGCCGCTCCATCAACTCTTATAGCTTTTGTATATGTTCTGTTTTCATAATACTTTGCTTTATAAGCAGTGTACTCTGCTAAGTCAACGTTATTTCTAACAATCCAATATCCATTGCTTAAAATTTCAAACTTATTTCTAGCATCTATGAATTCCTGAGTATACTTATGGTATACACCATCTAGTCTATTTCCATTATCATCAATGATTTCTGCCCTCATAAAGTCAGAGTATGCCTTCTTCTTATCCGCTAAATCTTTATTAAAAGCTAACTCTTCAGCTGTACCATCTTCTACATTTAGTATAGGATTATAATCATAAGGAGTTCCATTATTGTCAGACAATTCTTTATACAGGTCTTGAGCCATAGTATAATACTTCTGGCCTATTTTCTTTGTGTAAAATCCTGTAAATTTATTATCAGAATCAAACTCAAGCATAAAATCAAAAATTCTTTGTTTGTCAGAACCTGGAGATAGCTTAAATAATTTTTCTCCAGTCTTTCTAATAACTTCTTCTCTAACACCTATCTTATTTAAAAGAACTTGCTTTTGTCTTTTGTAGATCTTGTCCATAATAGTTAACAAGGTCTCTCCTGAAGTAGCCATGTCTTTTGTCATTAGTTCAGTAAGACTTATGTCCCTAGAGAACTTTACCCCACCACCTTCTATTATTTCTTTTAAATCTTCTTCTGTGAACAAACTGTTCTCAGCACCAAATTCTTTATTAGAAAGCTCTCTTACTTTTTCTGTAACAAAATCTACAACAGCAGTATTTATTATACCCTCTCTTTTCTTCGTACCCACTAATTGATTATACAAAGAATTCATTTGGAGAACCATTGATGTCTGGGTTGCATTAAGCTCATTACTTTCTGATAAATTAAAGAGATCTTTATAGGTAGTTAGAAATCTCTGAAAGTTCATAACATAGCTTATATACTCAGGCTTGTTAATATTTTTAGGATTTTCAACATACTCTTGGAATTCTCTAATTTCTCTTAAAGCATATCTTAACATAGCTGTATAAGTTCGTGATCTTTGAATTGATCCTTCTCCCATAGTTAAAGATATAAGTCCTATTGCTTTAGATATCTCATCTCGTGTTGCTTTTTCACTCTGTTTTAAAAATACTTTATTATCAATCTGTTCTAGACCTTTCAGTTTCTTTGTTAGACCTTCTCTAAATGCAGCCAGTGCATTAAAGATTGTATTGTATTCAGGATATTCTGCAGCTGTACCCTCCTCTGTATTAACAGATTCATCATCTCTACCTACATAAGGTTGTTCAGGATCATTCTTAATCTTTTCATTTAATATATCTTGCTGAAAATTATCTATCTGATAAGGAAGTAATTCATTAACAAGATTAATATTTTCACTTGGCGCATGTTGATGCACACCATCTATATCAATCTTACCATTAAACTTTTGATTCTTACCTTGACCACTAACACCTGATATAACATGAATGGTGGCAGCACCATGATAGTCTGCTTGGATCTTATAACCCATGTTTTCAAGCATGCGTCTTTGCAGTCCTACCTTTAAGTTATGTTTAGCCCTAGCAGAAAGTTTGTTTTTATTTTTTAATCCTTTTAAAGAAAATATATCACTGAAGCTGCTTGAGGTGCTCATTAAATCAATAACCTTTATTGCACCAGTAGGATCCATTATAACAACATCAGCTTTTGTAGCAACTTTCTTTTCAGAATCAAATAAAACAACTTGAGGAATAGCTACAGACCCCATAGGTTTCAAAACTTTCAATTGATACGTAAACTTCTTGTACATTTCTGCAGCCTCTTCTTGACTTAAAACTTTCATTGTGTCAGCTGCAAAGTCAGATCCAATAATTGCAGCACTCAATAAAGTATTTAAATCATCTTTGATGTTTAAATCTAATTGTGTTTCTTTTTGATCAACTGATGTATCTTCAATTAATTGATCTACTGATTTATACACTTCACCTGTAGTGATATTATAATATGTATTATCTGATTTATTTAATACTACAATATCACTTCCTTCTGCTGCCACGTTTATATTTGCTGATAAACTATCAATTTTAGTTTTATCTTTTGTTACAGAATTAAACATCTGCTGAATAATAGTCTTCTGTGTAGGATTATCTCCTGCTTGTTCTAATAAAGAATCATAGACTTTCTGCTTTTCTGGTGTAAGAGAATATCTTATTTTACCATTAGCAACTTTTTCTAATTTAAACCTTATACCTTCAGTATTCAAAAGCTTTGCTAAATCACTAAATGTACTTTGGCTATTAATTGCAGTAACAGGCAATGTCCCACCTGTTATATACTTACTCAAATCTTTTATGACATTCATAAACCACTCTAAAGCTTCTTGAATTCTATTTAAGAAAGATTTAGTAGGTTGATTTTCATATTCATTTTTAAAATGTCTAGTTAGTGCTTGAGTTACTATTTCAAGATCTCTTTCTAACTGAGTAAAGTTTCTTCTTTTGTTATAAGCATCAGTAATTTGTTGAGCTAGCTCAGGAAAATTTTTCTTTGCTTCAGCAAGTAACCCATCAAATAATTCTGAATTATCTACTTTAATTGCATCAATGAATGGATGCAACATTTCTTCTATTGCTGTTTCATCAGTGACTCTACCTCTAATTAAATACGCAGTTCCATCAACATAAAAAGAATTAACCTCAGAAAAGTTAGCCGTTGTCTTCTTCCATTGTGGCAATCTAGCATATAATGCTTCAGCATCAGAAACAGATAACATCTTTACTCTAATCTGCGGAAACATTTTCATTAGATGTGTAACTACAGCCCTTGATCTATTAGTATCCCATGATCTAGAACCAGGTAATACATCTCTAACAGTAAAAAGATCACTATCAACTTTAACTTTATAACTTAATGGAGTTCTTGTTATGCGTACTGACTCAAGAGGAATATTATTTATTTCTAAATATCTAGTTAGTCTATTAAGATTGTTCTGTAAAAATCTTTCATCATACTCTCTAGTTTCAGGATTGGAATTATTAATTAAATAAGTATCTTGATACTTATGAATTATCTTTTCTCTTCTTAAGTTATTTAATACACTTTCCCCAAAGCTTCTTTGCTTTAATGCAAAAGATGTTTTATTAGTTTTAACAAAGTCCTTTGCTTCAACAACAGTTGGAAACACATCAGTATCATTTGTATTTTGCCAAGAAATAATAACATTATTAGTAACTAATTCGCTACCATAAACCTTTTGTAGTGCTTTATATTCTGCAGTATTTTTATTTGGACATGTTGCCATAACTTATATATCTTATTATTTTTGATTTATAAACATCCTAAAGATTCAAGAAACTGTTCATCTGAAGTATAAATATTATTATTCTTACGTGACTCAATTAAATCATTCAAAGATAATATATTTTGTGCTTTTAATTTAGTCAACAAATCAGCATTATTTTTAATGTTTTTGTTCCAATAATCTACTATCTCTGTATATGGATCCTCAAGCTGTAATTTTAATTGATTATACAACTGTGAATCCAATGATGTAACAGATTCTTCTGTCTCTAACAGTTCATTTTTAGTTCCACTAATTGGTTGAACTAACTTTAAAACAGCTTTTCTATTTCCGTTATCTTCACCCCATTTCATTATTTTACCTGTTGTTACAGACATTATTTTATTGTCTTTATTAACAAGATATTTCTTGCCAAGATATTCAACAACTTGAGCCTGCCCTCTTTGTACAGCTAAGTTTCCAGCAAGCTTATTTCTATCAACACTGCTTTCTTTAAATACCTCAACTCCTTTTTTATTGAAAAATTTATTACCCCTTACAGTATAGGTTTGTTTTTCTTTACCTTTAGGTGTATACGTTATTGTTTCAACCTCACTAGCTTGTTGTGTTGGTTGTGCTGGTGAATTTAAAAGATCCATTAAACCAGCAGCTGATACAGAATTGTCCTCTACATCTGTTTCTGTAACTTCATCTATAGGTTTACCATTAACTTTTAATGTATCAGATGTAGCTTCAATGTTTGCACTTTCATCTTTTAACAGTCTTTCCCGTATCTGATCTTGTTGACTTTCTTGATCTTCAGTAAACGTTTGATCTTGGACAGGTTGATTAGGACTTAAATTCTTTTCAGACACATATGCTCTATTTTCAGCATACGTTGGTCTTTTACCAAACATAAATCCTATACCGCTTTGTTGATTAGACCCATACGTTGAAACTTCTACAAAAGTATCTGTAATGCCTCCTTCATTTAATTGTTCACCAGTGTCAACTTCTGACCTAATATATGTTACATAAAAACTTGAAACGTTATCTGTGTAATTTACTCGGATGTAATTAAATCCTTCAGATTCATTTCTTTCAAATACAAGTGATTTATCCTTTCTGTTTATCTTTCTTATTGTACTTGTTGTATCTTTATTTGCATCCATGTTAGTTACAACAGTGTATGTATTTAATAAAGCATTATTAACATTAGATTGCATATAACCATCAACAAACTCTTTTTCAAATTCATCAAAAGTTAAACCAAAGGTTGACATCATCTTTTCATCTGATGCATCTCTTAATCCTTGATTTGCAGTATCAATTTGAGATAGAAAATCATTCATTATAAAAGGACTAACAGCATCTAGTAATGAACCATACTTTAATTGCAAACCATCTTTAACCATCATGTAATTAACAATAGACAAAGCATCACTTCTAGTATCTGCTGTACCATATATTTTAGCAAATGAAGTTTGAAGATCTACTTTTTGTAATGGGTTCATACTTAAAAAAGTATTTGCCTCAGCTAAGTTCATTCCTGTTTGATTACTTATATCATTAGCACTTTTCACTTGAACAAAAGAGTTTAAGAAAAAGTTATCTTGCATATCTTCTCTTGCCCTAAGCTTATCAACTAACTTAACAATTGAATTAACTGACTCTATTTCAGGAAGAGGGTATATAAAATTATTATCTAAGTTGGCTACAAACTGTGAGTTATTTTCAGACTTTAATTGATTATGTTGATATGCTTTAATTGTAACATATGATAATAAGTCTCTTGATACTGCAGCAAGAGCTTCTTCATTAAATTCAATATTATTTTGATTTACATCCTGTAATGTAGTATTTAATATTGACTGGAAAGGTGTACTAGCAGACAAGAATGTTGCTGGTAAGATCTGATCAACTACTTGATTAAATATTTCAATGTACTTAGATTGCCAAGTTTCACTTTTGTAGATCTTAGACAAATCCATCATTGGCTTAATTTGTTTTGTTTTACCACTTTTTGATAATAGAATTTGTGGCTCAAGTAAAGAATTTATATCAGCTTTCTTTTTATTTACAGCTGAAATATCTTTACCAAGACCAGTAGTAAGATTTGACACAGATGACATCTTTCTTGTAAACTCTTGAATCTCAACTCCTTTTAAAAATTCAGTTAATATAGAAATTTTCTCAATATCACTGAGGTCTTCTTCATTTTCAATAGCTTCATATAGTAGTTCATCTGTTAATGGAACCAAAGATAAATCTCTATTAGCTGGTGTTCTCAACTCTTCTATTGCTGCTGTTGCTAACTTCTTAACTCCAGGATCTAACTTTTCTACTTTATTTAACGCCTTATCATAAATCTTTTGTATAGTAGGATTATTGACCAATAACAAAGAGGTGCGGATTGGCACTCCCAATGCAGTAAGATTTCCTACTAAGTTTAATGCTGATCTATTAAGACCAAGTTTTGCAACTAATCTTTCTTTTGCATCATCTGTAGCCATAGTAATTAAAGAAGAAATAATATCTTGCTTTCTAAGGCCATCTTTGTCTTTAGTTATCTTTTCTCTAAGAACACCAAAGTTATCATATGAAACACCATTAATATTGATAATCTTGCTTTTATCTTCAATTGAAACATCATACTCAGTCAATAAACTTAAATTGACATTAGGAGATACAATGGCTCCAATAGCAGCCCCTTTGTTATTTTTAAATGCATTTATTTTTCCTAGTAAGTTGTTTATATCAATAGAATCTTCAGCATCTCTTTTCGCAAATAAATTTCTTGTCTCACCTGTACTAAGATTAATTAATCCTTGTAACTCACTTTTTAATATATCTAAAGCAGCAGGCTGGTAAGAAATAGGTAACTCTTCACCTACTGTATCTTCAGTAACTGCAGTGTTCCCCATTAATGCATACTTGTAATCTAAGATCCTGTTATTCATTGGAGCTTGATAGGGTTCCCCATACTTTTCTAAATACTTTTTATACTCTTCTAAAGATATAGGTAGTCCTAATATTCGTAATGCTTTTATTCCTGATTCACTTAAACCAGCTTCAGATGCAACTTCATCTTCAGCTGTATCTTCAATGTTTTGCATTTCAGCTGATTGTTCACTTTTATTAAATAGATTGTATGCCTCAGAATAAGTTGTCCCTGGTTTACCTACCTTTTCATTTACATAATTAATATACTCATCATACTTATCTTCAGTATTCTCAGCTTTACCGTATTCAACAAACTTTCTATCTTTAACATAAAAGTCTTTAATTTGAGCATATACTTTATCAATATCAAAATCCGCTCCTGATATTTCTACAAGCTCCTGAGCAAATGATGCAGAAGAACCATAAAATGCTGGTAAAAAATCTACATGTTTTATATTAACAGTTGAATGATTATCTTGAGATGGAATACGTATACCAAACATCTTAGATAATACATCTGGCATTTCCATTCCTCCATTTTCTATTAAGTCCATTACACTTTGGAAATGAGCAGGCATAAGCATTTCAGTATATCTTAAGCCGGTAAACTCTCCATTGCTGTCATACTCTTTGACATCTGATCTTAAACGGTCAATTACAACAAGCCCTTCTTTAGGAAAGTTGCTTCTAGATAAAGTGTCAAACTCAACAATATCTGGTTTATTAGTAATCTTGTCCCAAACCTTTTCTCTTATGATTTCAGATCTATCTGGAATACCGTTTTCATCTACAGAGAAAACTCTTCTATAAACTTTCATTCCAAAATCAGAAACTAATGTCAAGCTTAATCCAGGTTGCTTTTCAGCTAGAGAACCTTTACTCAGATAACTCAAAAACAACTGTTCAAACTTATTTACAGTAATTGGATTATTTAAATTATATTTTTGTTCTCCTTCTTCAGTTGAGAAGAACTCTAATAATTGTGAGCTAGATTGAGAAGCTTTTAATCCTTCTGTTGCATATCTTAAAAAAGCTGTCAGATTAGGTGTAAGCTCACCTTTATCTTTTGAGATTGCTAATTCATCCATGGCACCATTAAAAGTAAAAATAAGGTTTCTCTTATTCTTAAAGTTTATCTCAACTCTCCTTGAAATGGCTTCATTATATAATCTTCTTACATCACCAACTTTCATCACCTCACCCTTTTCATTTAAACCCATTCCAGGTATTGGTGTTGAATCTATTTGTTCAGAAGTAACAAGTGCTTTAATTTGTGTTGGATCAATAGACTCTAATTTATTAGACGGTGTGGCAGACTGAAGACCCATGTCCATTGCAGAAAGAGTTGTATAGTCTTTCTCATTAAATGGTTTATCTTGATTAATTCTGTCTAAAGGTTGAACTCTTTGCTTTAACATCTTCAACGCACTTTCAGGTGCAGCTATACCAAGAGTTTCCTTTTTAGATTCAATCTCTTCAAGTCTATTTAAAAGATTATGTAGTCCTTCTCTATTTGGTTTAGCTTCATAAATAGTAGTACCATTTTCATCTGTCCCAATTGGGTTAGAAGTAAGCTGACGAGACAACATAAAAGCAGACATCTTTATAAAAGTAGTGCCATCAAAATACACAAGCTTCTTAGAATTAAGCATTGCATTATCTTGATTGACATAACCATCTAACCTAATAGGTTTCTCTTTTTTTGCTAATTCAAGTACTTCAGTTCTAGCTTTGCTATCATCTATAAGTACTTCAACATTATCATTATCAAAAATCTTTTTACCTTTAACTATATATGTTTCTTCTTCTAACTTAACAACCTTAGCGCTTTCTCCAAACATCTGCCAAGAAGTTACTTCCTCTCCCTGATCTATTTTGTCATATAAAGCTGCTATACTAGGTGTCAATTGACCAAAACCAAAAGACATATATCTGCTAGCTTTGGGAGTCATCCACATCTGTGCATCAGCTACATCAATATTGTTTCCTGTTAATGCAGAAATCTCCTTAATCTCTTCTATTGCTATTAAGCTTATATCATCTACACTATGATTAATGCCTTGCTCAGGTGCACTGATAGAGCTGTATGCGCTTATGTATGCTGCATTTTGTGCCTTTGCTCTTTTAATTGCATCAACACCATTTTTTAAAGTAACTGCTTGATCACCCAAAAATATTTCATTTATTGCTTGAGTATTAATCCAGTCATTCAAAAATATTTGCTTCAAATTATAATCAAAATCATCAGTAAGATTTAACAAGTAGTTAGACTCTACTAATGCAGGAGTAGCTTTGCCACTTTTTCCAATCAAACCTTGTTTAATCTTTTGGCTAATTTGCATATCTACACCAAGACCTTCTAGCTCAGATTTGAACTCCTCAAACTGTAAATCTAATTTTTCTCTAACCTCAGATTTAAGCTGGTCCATTGTCACATCCCGTTCAAGTAATGCTTGCTCTAATGTGGTTCCATCAAAACGCTTAGCAATTTCCTCTAAGTTATTTTTCAAATCTGAAGTTAACAACAAAGAAGAATTATGTAATGTGTAAGCTTTCATTGGAAGAGGCTTTCCTTCCTCATTATATCCTTCTATATTATATCCAACAATTTGCTCCTCTGTTTTAGTATCAGGATTTGACTCTCTTTGAATACGCTTATATTCTGTATCAATACTATTTATATAAACATCAATTGCGTTATCAGTAATTTTAACAGCACCAGAATTTCCACTTTCAAATTCTACAGCTCTAATGATAGGCATGTACATCATGTCTCCAGTGTTAGAAGACTCAAGTACTCTAATTAAACTTGGCGCTAATGCCACCTTTAATCTTTCATTTGTTATTGGATCAATTACTTCAACATAATCAACTTTATTTGATTTAGTATTGACCAGTGCTGTATAACTGTTTATTAAACTTGATGCAAACTCTTGAGGCGTAAAGTTTCCATAAGTAGATTTATATGATACACCTGATATATTTTCATTAATCTCTTCCTCTGTACTATTAAGTTCTCCAACTTTAGTACCTGCAACTCTTATTACACGCTGTCTTTTTTGATTAGACATCTCTATAAAAGCAGGATTATTTAAAAGATGATTGTTTTCTAAATACAAATCTTCTTTTTTAGATTCTAATGTTGCGGGGTTATTTAATGCTTCAATTTGTTTTAAATGGAATGTTGGTTTCTGATGAGCATATACTAAATTACCTTCAGTATTTCTAAATACAGATAGTCCAATTGTTTCATCAAATGGAGCATTTCCCTGAGCAATCTTTACTAATCTAGATCTCATTCCATCTTCACCATCACTAAAGATATTTTCTTTATCTCTAACTAAAGTATACATCTCTCTAATAACTTGAGATGTAAGCGGTTCATCTTCATACTTGTGAAGATCAACCAATGCTTTTTGTTCATGATCTACTTCAGTTGTTTTTGTACCATCTTCATTTTCAATAGTTTCTGAAAAAACGTTACCTGCTTCAACTCTATTATATAAAATACTATACTTTAAATACTGAGCACTTATCCTTATACCTGTTAAATCAAATAATAATTTGCTATATTTTCTAGCATCTTCAGTGGCCGCTCTACTACTTTTTTTATCTGTTTGATTCAACAGCCCTATTAATTCTACTAATGTCTTTTCAGCTTTGCTTGCTGTAGAAGTATTTGACTTAATCTTCTTAAAAGCATCATTCCATGCCTGAGACCATTCATCTACTTGAGAGTTAATATCATCTCTTTGTGCAGCAGAATAAGTTATAATATTACCTAGTAAATCTCTTTGTGTAAATAAATAATCTACTCTAAAGTTTTCAAATGCTTTAGTAATAGATTGGAACAACAAAGGATCTTGCATCTTTGGTAAAGGGCTATCATTCAATAGTGTTTCTGTAGATACTCCTATATCTTGTAATATTCTAGCAACTACAGCACCTGTTGCTGCATTTTCCTGTCCAAAGAAATACATTGTTTGTAGCATCTTTTTTGGATCAGTAATGTTTTTAACTGATTTTAAAAGGCCGTTGTATACTTCTGTAAAAGGAACAGGTATAATTAAAGGTTCTTTATCTTTAATCAGTTCTTTATTACCAAAGAAATCTGTTGCATCCATAGTAGTAGTAGCAATATATGCCCTAATCATTCTTGGTGTAGAATTTATTCCTCCAATTAAAGAGGCATCTGTATTCCATTGACTAGAAGCTCTAACACCAACAGCATCTTCAAAGTACTCAGTGTTATATTCCTCTTCAGCAATTTGACCATCTATAACATTTAATATATCATAAACCTGATCTTTAATAGAATCATCATAATTATCAAATGCATTTGTTATGCTATCTAATATTTCTTTTTGTGTTTCAGATCTTTCTTTATTTACGTCACTTTCAGAATTATATAATTGATAAAAATCATCAATTACCTCTTCCAAAATATCACCCCTGTTTGTGTTAGGTTTTGTAACTTTAGAAACTCTAGATAGATACATTGCTGCAATACTTCTAATTAAAGGATCAGCTATTGAGCTATCTAAATAAAGGTAACCTTCATTATTACTATCTTTATCTGTAATCTTCTTATATGGTATTAATGCATTAGCTTCTAATGTTACACCTGAAGATAAACCAGTAGTAAATTGATTTAACATTGTTGCTGAAGTTCTATATTTTCCTCCATCAATGTTTTCAAATAAAGTAAGCAGTTCATTTTTATTATATGAATTGAAGAAAGATTTAATCCATTCTAAAATTCTAGTAAAGAAAGATTTAACAGAAGAGTCTGTTTTAGATGATCTTGGATTTGCTTTAAATTTTTCAAATTCATTTGCTAAATACTCTTCATAGTATTCTTGCTCTAATCTAGACCTACTCATATTTGAGTATGTGTCAGCTGATTTTCTAAACTTGTTGAGTTCTTGCTCAAAGTTTTTACCTTCAGCTCTTAAGTTAGCTCTAACTTCCTTTCTTGCAAATGATAAATATTTATTAATCTCTGCATCAGTTAATAGCATTCTAAAGACACCGTGAAATGCTTCATGGTATCTATATGGTGAATTAGCTCCTGTATACAATGTACCTGAAATATTCAAGCCTCCAGCTAAGTGATTTAGATTTAAACCAAATGCACCAACTCTTACCCCACCAGATTTCATATTATTACCTAAAGTATTAATATCTTCAATGCTAATAAAGTCAGGCAAATTTTCACTAGCCCAAGCTACAAAGACATCAATATCTTCAACATCTTTTTGTGTTAATGCAGGTGCTATCTTATTGGCTATATTACCAAAGTTTTTAATTTCTTTAAGAAGTTTTTGGTACTCAGCACTTTTCTTTAATATCTTTCTATGCTTCTTTATGTCTTCACCAGCAACAAGTTTATCTTTAAGAGTATCTAGTTTCTGATTAAGCTTTTCTAATTCTGTAACCTCACTGCTAGTTGTATCTTCTTTTAAAATTTCTTCTACTTGCTCTGCCTTTTCTTCTCGCATAGCCTGCTCTTGAGCAGTAAGTTCTTTACCTGCTTTAATCTTATTTGCTATAGCATTAATACGGGCATCTGATACTGTAGCATTATCAGTAAATTCTCTAAACTCTTTCTCTGTAACCTCACTAGTAAGTGTTTCTACTGTTTCTATACCTAGCTTTTGTTTTTGTTCAATAGTTAATTGAGCTATTTTTTTAGGATTGTTTATTTCAGCACCACTTATCTCTGATGTCTTTTTAACAATACCACCAAATGCAGCTACAACCAGTTCTTCAGCAGTTAATCCATCTCTAATAACTATATCATTGTCTGCAAGTCTTTGTTTAGTTTCTCTATCTTTATTTCCGTCTGCATCAAAAAACACAGATTCAGCTCTATCAAGTGAACCATCTAAGTAAGTTTTTACAGTTACCTCTACTGTAAAACCATTTTCTTGATTTACAGTAAATGTTTCTTTCTTTAAAACAACATTATCATCTTCAAACTTTTTTTCACTATTTATCTCAGCTGTATTACTTTCTTCAGCTATCTGCTCAAGAGTTTTAGTACTTTGTGTAGCTGTAGCAATCTTTTTAGCTTGTATAGATGCTGAGTCTGCACCTATCTCTATTTTAGATACTCCAGCTACTTGAGGTTTAGCATTCGTTCCAGTCTTTTCTATTAACTCATTAATACCAACTTCTCTTCCATATGACTTTTTAAAATTATTAGTTGATAATACTAAACCTTTTTTGTTTCCTGCTTCAGCACTACTTGTTGAATTTTTAAATAAATCACTTTGATTTGCCTTAGCAAGTAAAGTATTTAATTTTGCCTTTAATGTAGCTTTGCTATTAACTTCTGATTTGTCTAATGTAAAGTAAAAACGTTGCTCTCCGGTTAAAACTTGAAGCTGAACTTTACCATACATATCTACTTGCAAGCTAATATTAAGATTTCCATAGCCAGAAATAAATAACCCATCTCTTATAATCTGATTGGTCTTTGGATCTATTTTATCCTTTCTAAGTTCTTCATTAAACTGGTTGTTGAATGTAGGATTTTTACCGTCTTTATTTTCCTTTTGAGTAAGTTGTGCTCTTTCAAACACTTCAACTAATAATGTATCTAATGATTCAGGAGAAAGAAATTGTGACTTTAAAGGAACCATTCTGTAAGTTCCGTCTGGTAAAAGAACTACTGCTTTGTATGCATCTGATCCTTGTAGTAAATTACTATTTAATTCTGATTTTCCTATAGCATTTTCTACTTTATTTTCTAAAGCTTCTAATTCAGTTCCTGATAAATTACTAATAGGAATTCTACCTCTTCCTGTACTTCCTTGTTCTAGCTGATAAATTAAATAGTTTCCTGAGTTATCTGCAGCACCTTCATTTACTAAATCTTTAATGCTTCTAGCTTCTTTATCATAAACAACATTACCCAATATGGAATTAAAAAATAATCCTTCTGATAAATCATTTTGAGTGATAGTTAAAAATGATCCGTCTGGAACATTTTCCATTAACCTATCTACTTCAGATATCAACAAACCCTGCTTTGTCCAATTATCTCTAACCTTATCTAATATTTGAGCTTTAGTAAGTTTACTCTTTAATTTTTCTGTACTACCAATTACCTGATTTAACTGTTGTCTAGTCAAAGCCATTGGGTCTACACCTCCAAAAAACTGAAAGCTATCATTGGGCATATAAGCAAAAATCTTTGTATCTACACCATCATTATCTAACTTAACAAACGCATTTGGTTTTCCATCTGAATCATTTGATGAAAACAAAGCATCAATCTTACTTTGTACAGCAGAACTACTGGTTCTAATACCTATTTGATACTTTGATTTTTTATTAATAATATATGGATTAGGTTCAAGATTTCCATTACTATACTGAGTAGTTGTTAAACCTCCTTCAGGATCTTTCATTACAACAAACTCTAACGTCTTTATATCCTCATAACTCAAGACATTTAAAATCTTATAATACCTATCCTTAGCCGCAGCCCAGTTATTCTCTCCTGGATTTTTACCACCATAGGGTGTAACAGGTTCTGAATATGTTATCCTAGAAACACTTGCTGGTAAAAGTTGAAAATCTTTGTCTTCAAGTTGATAAAACTCACCAAACTGACCAGCTTTTAAATTTATATATACACCATTATCTTTTTTCTCTTGTGAACTTAATGATACAGCAGATGCAGGTATTAATGTTAATCTTTCTCTTCGTATAACATTATCAGAATTGCTAAAAATAATATACTCTGCAGGGTTACCATTATCATCTTTTTCAGTTAGGCTATATACTTTTGTACCAAAAGATAAACCTTCAATACCATCAAAATCAAATGTGCCATCACTTGGCATATTTATCTTAAGTAGTTTCCAAGCATCTTTTGCTTTATCTTTTTCATTAAAAAAGTTAATGTCAGATGCTACACCTGCAGCTTGAAGCATGTCACCAGATATTTTTTCTCCTGTCTTAGAGTCAATAATCTCATATACATCACTTATGTTGCCTTCTGCATCAGCCATCTTTTTAGTACGTACTGAAATAACAGAACCTCTTAACTCTGGCTCAATTCTATAATTGCTATTGCCTTCAAGATTTTCTCCAGTTTCAGATAACGTTATATCCTGACCTGAGATATCTGCCAATGATATATTTAATGTATCTAATACTTGACCAACTAAATCATTATTTCTACCTTCTAAAGATGTTAACCAGTTCATCAAACCAGCATCATTATTTATCTGTTCTTGTGTAAGCTGTCTATCTGCACTTAAAACCTCTCTATCATTATTTATCCATATTTTTTTAATAGCAGTATATGCTTCTCTATAGGCTTCACCTTCTTGAGTATTAACCCAATCTTTATACTTAAGTGATTTTTTACGGATTATTGCTTGAGTGCGTTCATACTTTCTATAAGCCCTTTTTAATATACTAGTTAAAACTTTTGATTCACCTGCAGGAATTTCAACATCAATATCTTTTATAATATCTTGAATGTCCTGTCTGTTTTCAGCTGTCTGAGCTTCCTCTGTTGCAGACTTTACTTCTTCTTGAGTTGGTGCCGCTGCTTTAGCGTATATAGCTTTTAATCTATTAATTTCATTAAATGCTACAGGGTCATTTTGAGGACTTATTATACCTCGCTCATTATAAAAAACTGCTAAATCTTCTACGTTGTTTGTGCTAGCAAATTGAATAACGTCTTGAATCTCAGGAATAGGTGTTCCAAATTCTCCTTCTACTGAATCAATCTCATTAAACAATCTATTTTGCTCTACAGTATTTAAATATTTATCTAAAGACTCTCTAAAGATTTTTTCTTTATTTCTATATATTGCTTTTATTTCTGTTTTGCTTCTTTCAAAAACTTCTTTAAATTTCTCAGGATTAGCTAAAGCCTCAATAGTTTTATTATAAACTTTTGCTCTTCCTTCTAATGCACCATGATCAACAATTAATTTTAATGCTTCATCTATAGCGTCTTGATTAACAAATGATCCTGACTTCTTAGCCATAAACTTGACATAAGCACTAAAATCATTTCTAAGCTTTGCTATTTTTCTTCTATCAAAAGAACCATCTTTAGTTAAATTTTTTGGATCACTTAAAATTTCTTTAATTGCTGATAGTTTTTTTATTTTTTCTTGTTTTTCTTTAACAAGATCTGTTTGAGATTTATCCTCTTTTAAGTTATCTATTTCAACCGCCAGAAAACTTAATTCCTTATCAATAGAGTCTTTATCTAATAATACAGTAATATCACTAGCACCCATATTCTCAAAAAGTGGATCTTTAGCAAGAGTTTCAAAAATACTATTTGATCTTTCTAGAGCTCTTTCAAAACCATCACGTGTAAACATAGCTAAGTAAGTGGCATGATCCCAACCTAACCTTGCTGTTAATTCTTCATTATATTCTGTCTGCTGAGTTTTTCTATTGAATGCAGATTCATTAAAAGGATTTGGAAATTTATCTCTTAACTGAGTATAGTTTTCTTCCATCTTACCAATTTGACCAATCATATCCTGAAAACGCTCTCTTGTCTTACCAGACTTAATATCTTTTTTAGAAGTTGGAAAGGCTTCTGCTAATTCTTCATCTGAAAGCTTCATGTAATCTTTCATTTGTTGCTCAAAATATTGCGCACCTCCTGTACTAATTACATCATATATTTGTTGAAACTTAGCATAATCTGCTTCATCAATATGATCATAGATGCTTGCCATTGCTGCAGCTGTAGTTTGACCTTTAGAAATTTGATTTTGAATTAAAAAGCTAAACTTTTTTTGATCAAAAAGTTCTCCTTTTGTAGTGTATGCATCATTATAAGATTTTACAACACTATCAACAAATGCTTGCCTGTTTTCTTTATGCTTTTGATATCCTGCAGAATCAGTGGTTCTTTTATATATAGCAGGTATACCTTGAAAAAATATTCTCTGAGGTACAGAAACAACACCACCCATTAAAAATCCTGACATGAATGTATCAAAACCTTGTGCGCTAAATTGAGAACGTACAGCAGAACTAAAGTTTTCATTAAACAAATCCATACCGCCAGCTAAAGGATCTTTTAATAAAGTAGTATAATAACCTTTTGTACCAACAGAAATTGCTTCTTGCCCTAGTTCTTGTATCCCTTCTCCAAAGTTAGCAGCAAAATATCTAACAGTTCCACTAGCTGCCTTTTTTAAATTTCCTTTGACACCTGCACTAATAAATGTTCTATATGCACCTCCTATACCAGTACCTGCATCTTTAAATGGATTTGTAACTGATTTAGTTTTAATAATTCTTCTTCCTACATCTGATACTTTATCATTCATCATTCTTGCAAATGACTTATTAAATCCTCCAAATGCATTACCTAATACAAGTTGATTTGTAGCAAATATAAGAGGTCCATTTATTAATGTAGTTTTAAACGCAGCCTTAGATGCTTTATCCTGAATGTTAGTCATTTGCTCAGGAGTAATAGGTCTTCCAAAATTTTCTTGAGATAAGAGATCTGAATTTTCTCTAATCATATCATTGTAAACCATACCTGCTTCAAGCTTGCTTTCTGCTAAGGCAAGGTTAAGTGATCTAAGATCCCTATAAAATCCACCAAACAAAGTTGACTGTTTAGCTAAATTAGCTGCGTTCTGAGCACTATTGGCAGTGCTCTTTAACTTTCTAATAGCAGCAACTGTCTCAGGAGCAAAGAAGTTTAAAGCTGAGCCTGCAGTTACACCTTTTTGCATTGACCAAAAATCTCTAGCATTGTCTACTGACTTTAAAGATCTGACCATGTTTCTAGTTTGGCTAGCCATTCTACCAACACTAAAACTATTTGCTATAGTTGAACCTATTTTTTTTAATCTTAACACATTCCTTGCGGTAGCAGTCATTAATGCTGCATCAGATACAGGATTTAATCCTCCTTGTAAACCAGCAGCTGCTGCTAATGCTATTTCTTCTACTGCTATAGAAGATATGATACCCATAGTGTAAGCTGAATTTAATAACATATTATTAGTCCACGCTAAAGCACCACCTCTTGTAGAATTACCAATAGCCATTGCATCAGCAAATTCATCAGCTGATTCCAAATCTGGACTAAAAGAACCACCGGTAAAATAATCTGCAATTGATCTGTAAGTGCTTTTAAAGCCAACTGCAGCTAAGGTGTAATACTCGCCCCACATTCTAGCATTATCTTCATATGCAGTAGTGTTAGCATTATAGTATGTTTCCATATCTGAATATGGAGTAAATCCTAATTCATTAAATTTTGGATGACTGTAGTATCTTAGAAAATTTGATTGACGTATACCCGCATATACAGGAGCTACAATTTTTTTACCAGGTGCAGGTTCCTTATATACATCTGATGCATCCATTTCCATCAACCTGTTAAAGTATTCTGGATCTTGTTCATTAAGAGGATTCTGTTGTAATACAGGATCATATGTGTCTGTGGCTAGAGTTGGTCTCTTTAAACTCATATTACCATAAGAACCGCTTAAAGCATACTCATTAATAAAAGGTTCTACTTCAGCCATTTCTTGTATTACAGAAAGATCTGCTGAGTCTATATATGCATCATACTCAGGAGTATTAAACATTTCCTCAATAGGAATGAATGGTAAGTCTTTATTTATTACACCACTAGTAACTTGACTATCCTTTATAGTTTGATCTAAACTATTATCTTGTGACTGATTATCCATCTGCATATCCAAGTTATTTCTTATTATTGTTTTTTAGCATTTAGCTTATGATCTTTAGACTTAGCAAGGCTATATCTTTTACCTGCTTGAGTAAAAACACCTTGGACCCATTCAGACTCTAAACGAAGTGCTTCTGCAGGACCTTGCTCATCTATCTTAATATTTTTAGATAATGGTTGTGATGTTGTAAATGTACCACCTTGTACATAATTATTAAACTGCCAATTTAATTGGTATTCCATATCACCATTTCTAACAAATCTATATGTACCAATCACATCACCGTCCTCATTAAGAAATGCTGGTGGTTCATAGTAATTATTAGGGTTAGCTGCAATTTCAGCTAATATAGGTGAACTAAACTCTAAAGATTGCATGTTAGACCTAGGACTTACATCATCTATTTGTTCAAATACAACAGATACACCATTTTCAAGTTTTTCAAAATCACTAGATTTAATAGAACCATATTGTTTTTCAGGATCAGCTCCTCCTTTAACTTTAGAAGCTAACCAATCTTTATTAAATATAATTCTATAACCTGCTGTAGTTTTATCACCATCAGCCGGTGCACCATAAACTGGTGAATATTCTATTGTGGCTCTTGGTATTGATGACAATGTATTAGAAGCTTTTGGATTTGAAAGGTAACTCACTAAATCCGCTCTAAACATTCTTAAAACCTCTTCACCTACATTAAAAGCTTCAGCATCTGAAAGATCTGAATCTTTAAAATCATTAAGAGATCCTTGTATATATTTTGGTGCTATACCACGTGCTTCTAATTCTGACATTTGTCTAAATAAATCTGCTGCCATTTGGTCTGCAAAAGGATTAAGTCCTTTAGCATCAATATCAGCAATGTATGTAGGATTACTAGATAAACCTGCATTACTTTCAGAAGCTCCCCTCATCATACTTTCAAGAGTAGCTGTCTTATAAGCATCACCATAGTTACCAGTAAGGGCCTGATTCATATTCTTTTTTTCTGCCTTATAAAACATACCTGCCTCATTTCTTATACTTTTTTCATCAATTTCTTTTGCACGTGTATAATTTCCTCTTGGTTTTCTTTCTGGAGCTCTAACTCTTTCTCCTGTGTCATCATCTATAAAATATACAACACCTGTTTTAAAGGATTGATCAGTTGATCCTTTAAGTCGTCCTTCTTCTAAGGTTGAATAAACATGATTCATAACAGTCCTAGTTTTACCATTAGGTAATGTCACTGTCTCTGGCACAAAATTATACCACTCCATCTGTTTACGTTCATCCTTTAAATATTTTTTGTTATTATTATTATCCCACCCAGTTGAATTGTAATTAGTAAGTTTGCCTTCCTTAGCTAGTTTAACTGCCATATCTCCATGCTGTGTTCTAGTCATTGGAAAAAATGTACCATCATCTAACTTTTCCCATATACCAGGCATTCCATTTTTGTCAAATCCTGCAGCGTCAGAATTCTCTGCAAATGTTTTAGTTCTAGCTGCATCATAAGTTTGTTTCTGAATTCTTAATGCACCTTTTAGAAATTGACTAAGTTTAACTTCCTCTCCATCTAAAGCCTGCATCCCTTGTCTAAGACTAAGAAAAGATTTTGACTTTTGAATATCTGGATACTTTGCCTCTAAACCATCTTTATCGGCTGAGTTATACATTTTATTTGAATAGTCCTTATAAAGCTCATTAATAAGTTTTTCATTAGCTGTAGCTGCAAAATCCTTTTCTTGTCTAGAAACACCACCCATTCCTGATGAAGCACTTGCTATCTGAGTAGGAGCTATTAATGTTGTTTTAACCTCCTCAATAGTTCCGGTAAATACTTTACCACTAGCGTCTGTATATGAATATCTTTGACTACCGTCATTACCATTTGGTTCTAACATCGTCATGTATTTTGCTATAGCATCAACTTTATCTGAATAAAGCCTATCTGTTTTTGTATTATACGCTTTTATAGTCTCCTCATAAACTACATCAAAATCAGGGTTTGGCTTACCATCTTTTGATTTAGCATCAGTAGCAGCCGGATCACCAGCTCTCTTTCTTTCATCTTTAAGAACCTTAGATAAAGAATTACCCTCTTCATCAAACATCAGTTCTCCCTTTTCTTTTGCTAGTTGTCTTCTATTAACTTGTTTAATGGCTTCTAAATTTCTAGCATTTCTAGCTGCATTATCTTGCAAAGTCTTTTTATACCTATACTTTGAATATGGTGTCTCTACTAGTTTTGCTTCAAACTCCCGCATACTAAATATTTTAGCAGCCGTTATCATGTCACCCATCATGTTAGCACCCATCAACAATTGATAAGCTCTATTTAGTGAAGCTTGTGAACCTTCCCCAATAGGCTTGCGAGCAAGATCTTGAACTTGCATCTGATTGTTTAATTCAGCTTTCATTGCTTCATAAGCATTCATCTGCTTCTTCATTGTTTTGTCCTGATCAGAACCAGGAATAATACCATTGTTCTTATGATAATCATCCCATCTAAGATTTATATTTTCTAATTCTTGTACCTTAGCTTGAGTTTTAGATAAACGTGCATTATTATTTGCTTCTATTCTACTGATGGTTTCTGCAGCCCATGCTTGTTGTCCTTCTTGAACAGATGTAAAATCTCCAGCAGCAATACCTTCTGCTGCAAAATCTCTACTTTGTACATATGATTGAGTCTGATATGCTCTTTGTATTCTGGGATCATCTTGTAAAGTCTTCATCAAATATTCTTTAGCTGGACCTACAACTAAATCACCATTTTGCTGTTCAATATTCCACATTGGATCAATTGTGCCATCAGGATTTTTTTTAGTGACAGTAACCTTCATTTTTAAAGGAGGCTTCATTTCACCTAAAATCTTCTGAGCAGTTTCAACTAAGTCTGCATCTTCAACATATTTTGGTAATCCAAAATTTAATGCCTGATCAGGAGTAGCATTTACAAAATCATCCATTTTATATTGCAATGCTTTTACACCAGGACCCCACCATTTTTCTCTTTGCTCTCTATTTTGGCTATCTAATAATCTATTAGCATAATCCATTTCTTTTCTATAAGCAGAAGTAAAAACTACATCTCTAACCATTAGTTTATCTTCAAAGAAAGGTGCAAAAACTGCTTTAGCAGAATCTGCATTTTGAGCAAGTGACAAATCCATGCCAGCAATTTTTTCAAGAGAGGGTGCTAAATTGTCAACATACTGATCTCTACGTTCTTTATTATCTTCTCTAGACAAATCAGCATACACTACTTTGTTATAAACATCATTAGTAGCCTTAAAATTAGTAGAGTACTTATCTTGTCTAACATCTAAAACAGCAGACAAAAATTTATAATCCGGTGTAAACGGTTGAATGTCTGGTAAAATATTTTTTGCTCCTGGTACGTATGTTGCCATAATGTAAAATTACTATAATTTATTAAGTTTAACAAGATCAATTTTAAAACCCTTAAGGTTTATGATCCCATCTTTCCTGTATAAAATGGTACTGCCATTTTTTTAATTTTTTTGCCTTTTGAACCCACTTCTAATCCTTTCTTTACTGTTGGGTATGAAAGAGGCATTCCTTTTCTTTGTGCTTCTGCTGCAGCATTAGTTATATCACGTGGGTTACTATTATCCATACCCATATATAACTTTAAAAAATCCATATCAATTTTTTGATCTGGAGGTAGGTTTTTTCTTAAATCACTGTAAGCGTCTAATAAAGCTTTTTGATTGTCTGATCCAGGCCCAACTTTTTTTAATGCATTGGGATTAGTAAAGTTAATCATACCCCCAGTTAAAGGATTTACTGCATAGTTATCATACATAGAATTCATATTAAATGTATTAGCTCTATTTGTAAGTGCAGTATTTTGGAGTAGAGCATTCTTCATAATTTTATTATTTCTAAAAGTCTGAGCATTCTGCAATGTTGCATTAGTATCATCATACGTCTTGATATTTCTTTTGTCATTTTCAAGATTTATAGCCATGTCTAGTTGCGGTTGCATTGCAGCCACTCTATTCATTATACCAACATTATTTGTATTAGTCTGCCCAATAGCTTTCATATTTGCATCTAACGTCTTTCCTTGTACGTTAGACATAGCAGCAACAGCACCTGGACCTCCTATAGTACCTGCTATTCCTGCATTCATTGTATTAGCTGCAGCAGTATTAGCATTAGCTCTTGCTCTCCAATCATCTAAAGTATAATCTATTTTTAATCTTTCAGCGTCTGGTGACCATGGACCAAAATAGTCGTCATTCATTAAATTTAATGCTATTAAATTATTTTGATCTTGTCTCCAAAACTCAGGTTTAGCAGGCATATATTCTTCTGGTATAACTGTATCTATTTGATCTTGTTCTTCTGTTATAGCATCAATGAGAACAGTATCACTATCTAAATCCATCTTCTTTAAACGTGGAGTATTAAAAGTATGAAGACCTTCAACTCCATCATATCTAGATCCACTTACACCATCCTCAGAAAAATAAGGAACATAACTATCCAAACTTCCAAATTGCTCTAGATGTTCTTTTTTTCTAGTTTTCTCAGCAAGAACTTGGAATTTTTTCCATTGTGGATCATTAGCATCATTATCAAAACTAAACCCATCAATCTGTTCTATAACATCACCCCATCTATTTTTAAAATCTTTTATGGATGCTTCACTTCTAATTTCGGGAGAACCATAGGCATATACACCACTGCTTTTAATTCCTTTAATATTCTTATCATATTCACCATTTACTATTTGATTATTGTAAATAGCTCCTTGTCTCAACGGTCTATTTCCACCCGAAAGTATACCAGGTAAATATTGATAACCACTATCACTACGCTCCTCAATTGCTCTTTGTTGACCTGCAATATCTTCATTATATATAGGTGTACTGCCGCTTCCTCTTTGATTTCCTGCAGATGTAGCCTGAGAAGGTTTATAACTTCCTCTAGATTGTATTAATTTAATTTCAGTTTTACCATCAGGACGTACTACAGTTGTTGTAGTATAGTTACCTGTATTAAGTTTTTTATTCCACTCTTCATATTTTGGATGGTCTTTCTTTAAAGGATTATCAGGAATAACTATTTCTCTCTCCTCAGTCTCATTAACTTCAGTCTCATTAACTTCAATCTCTCGTTCAGAAGTATCAATTTCAGGTTCTCTGCTAGGATCATATATAATCCTAGGCTGCTGTGGTGGAGCAGATGCAGGTTCAGGTTGAAATCTGTAGTCATAATTCATACCCATAGGGGTTATGTCTATATTATTAGGAATACCATCACCATCAAAATCTTGGCCTGTAGGAAAAATATTTGAGCCTGGATATAAGCCGGGGTTTGATAGACCCAGACCCATAGTTCCAAACAAAGGATTATTACCCAATTGAGCTTTAGGTAACTCTACACCATCTTGTGCCATAACAACAGTATCTTCTACAACTTCTTCCATAGGTTCTTCCATAGGTTGTTGCATAGCTTGTCCTCCTTCCATAGGTTGTTGCTCTTGCATTCCCTGTGTAGCACGTTGATCAGCTTGAGCCATCATTTGTTGAAGCATCATTATTTGTTCTTGCTGTTCAGGTGGAAGAGCTGCAATAGCATTCATTTGTGCTTGCTCTCTACTAATCTGTTCAACTTGTGCAGTAAACTCAATTGGATCAATACCTTGTTGTATTAAATATGGATGAGCTGCTAATGGTACACCATTTTCAAATTTCTTTTTTACTTCCTGCCCATAAGCTAATTCAGATAACTTATTCATGTTTTTGTTTAACATTAGCTCTGCACTTCTCATTTGTATATCATCAGCAAATTGATCTTCCATTGCCCCATAATATTTATTTAAATCATACTTTCTAGAAATTGTTGCTGGAGTTTTCTTCTTTTTGCTTTCAATACCAAACATGGCCATTTCATTTCTAGTAAACTTCATTTTATCTGTATCAGAATAAATAAAAGATTGCTCCGGTAAAAACATTGGAACACCACCACTTGAATGACGTGGACCTTTAATACCATAAAGACCAAATCTACCATCATTAGTTAAATCAGTAAGGACTGTTTCTCCTCCTTCTGCTTCAATATTAGCTTTATCTCTTGGAACACTAGAAAGACTATATCTAACGTCTTCATCAAGATCATCATTAAAATTAGTATTACTACTACTATAACCTTGTGGTGTTGTAACTAAACCATAATCAAACTGATCACCTGTCACATAACCACCATCTCTCATTGATTGGTCTTTTTGTATTTTACCATCAACAAGTTTAAAGCCTTCAGGTAGCTTATTTATTTTAATCTTTGCCATAATTATAAAATTTCTATATCTGCTCCAGCTGCAATTAACGCAGCTAAAGTATCATTATCTACATTTATTTCTCCACCTTCAGCCTTCATTTCACTTCCATACTTGGTTGTAGCAAACAAACCAGTAACTTTATCTGCATCAGAACCATAACGCCCACTATTAACATCTGGTCCTAAACCTCTTTTAAAATTAGGATCTTCATATGTACCGTATATATTATCTGCTAACAGACTATTATACTGATCTACTTTAGCATTGTTAATGTTGACGTCATCAAAAAAATCATTTGCCGTATCTGCAAGATTAACCGCAAACTCTGAGGCATCTGCATAAGCATTAACAATATTACTATCCTTAAGTCTTTCTAAATTTCCTGCAAATCTATTTTTTCTTTTTACTTTAGGATCATCATATTCAAGTGTTTCTGTAGGTGTTGCTTGTCCAGCATTATTTGCCTCAAAAGATTCCAATAACTCCTTAAGGTTTAATTCATCCATCCATATACGTCCCATTTGAGCTTTAGGTAAACTTCCACCATCTTCAAATGATGTGTTATTATACATTTGACGGGCTTGAGATAAAGGAGTGCTTTGCAACATAACTGCATTCTTTATTCTCCATTCTTCAAAAGTAGGAACGTTTCTTGGTGGTTGCTTAGATGTATTAGTCATTGCAGGTGCACTTGGTATCATTGCTAAAGGAGCTGCAACAATAGGAGCAACAGCTTGATTAATTGCAGGAGAATTACCTGTTGCAGATCTATTATAACCCATCATTGTATTATACTGATTAGGATTATCTGTATCTGGATCTACATAACTTACTGCACCGGTATCTGGATCAATACTAAGTGTTGTTCCTTCTGGTGCATTTTTTAAATCTTCTCCATAATCTAAAATGGTTTGTCTAGTTGTATCATCTACACGGTTAAAGTAATTTAAATTTTCACCTTCCAATGCATTTTCTATTGACTTGTTACCATCTAATAAACTTTTCTTTTTTAAACCAAATCTATCTCTATACTCATATTCTTCTGGTCCTCTACTAGATGCAAATACATCATATTTTCCAGTTTCCGTATTAAAGTTAGCATATGAATTTTCATTAACATCATCTGTAAAATCTTGTAAAGATCTTAACTTACCTTTTCCAATTCTTTTTGATGCATTAAACAAATCTAAATTATCAAATCCATAATCATTAGGATCATTTAGATCTGTTTTAATCTCATAATCATAATAGTTACCCTTGTTTAATTGATTTGCTTTCTTTTTTCTTTTCCAATCTCTAAAAGAACCATCCTTAGTTCCATCTTCATTTTTGTCACCAGCAAACATTCTACCAAAACCTTGACCCAAAACATTGACAAGTTTACCAACACTAAAATTATCAGAACTTTCAAAAGCTAATGGATTAATATAATTAGGAGCAAATGTAACTTTATCTTGTTTATTTATTATTCCTGTACCCATTTGTGCTTTAGGAGCATCATGTCCGTAACCGGCTTCTTTAAGTCTAAGATGTGTCTCCATATCTTTAGCTCTAATCTTTCTATCACCTTTATACATAAAGTGTGGTTCAAAAGTTTTCTGTTCACCACCTTCTTCTTTTTTCCATCCTGCAGCATTCTTTGCAAAATTAGCCATCTTAACTACAGACGGTGGATATGCATCAGTATTGCTCATAACTTTATTATAAGCTTCAGATACTGACATACCACGTGCTTTAGCCCATCTAGTAAACTTACCTTTATTCTTAGGATCTATTTCTATACCAGACTTTGCTTGAAGTTGTTGAGCCATTGCATCTTGTTGAGCAACCATTGATTGCTGTTGTTGCATCTCCGCTTCTTCAATCATTGACTCATTTCTAGCAATCTCCTGTGGATTTTTAGTTTGTTGCTCTGGAGTTGATGGAGGTGCAGGTTGAGAATTTTCTTGAACCTTATTAAATAATGCAATAACATCTTCCTCTTGATAACCCAATTGCATAAATGCTTGAGCAATCATTTGCTGATCTACTTCTTGTTGCATTAAACTCATAACAACATCTGTTGGATCCTGCCCTTCATTTACAGATGTACTTACAAATTCTGTAATTTGTTGAATAGCGGGATCAACTGATTGATTTGTAGCAGGTCCACCCATCTGTTTTAAACTTAATTTGTTTACTTTCACAACAATTATTTTATAATATTAATATACAAATAAATCCAGAG